GTCCTGTTCCAGACAGGTACAGGGATGTTACTCCCCCCTCTCACCCCCATGCTTGCCCCGCTGCGAGCGTTCTCGATTTGTTTTCCTTGTATGACAAACGTGGCATAGTGGCTGCAGGTTAGCCACCTGATCTCCTCCGCCCAGCCTGCGCGGGAGGACATGGTCGACATCCGTCGCCGGCGCGCCACACACAACGCATGCAGGTTGCGACCGAAGTACTATCATCCGCAGTCGCGACCATCGATACCCATAGCCACGCGCCGATGCAGTACCGCGCGCCGCCGTTCGCTGTTTCTCTGACAGGGCCCTATGCTCATCACACAAACCATCCCGTTCGGCTGCCCGAGCGCAGCCATTCACTCGACATGCACGCAGCACCGCTCTCGGCATACATCACACCGGCCTCATCATCACGCACTCCACTGCCAATTGCGTGATGAACTCACGCCACCTGCATGAGTGCATCACGCACCAAGCAAAACGCCGCCCTGCATCTACGCAGAGCGGCGCCCTATCACGAGCCAACCGTCCTCAAAATGTCCGGCCTTATTTCTTTTGAGGTGAATCCCCCCTCACGACAGTCGTCTTGCGCAGTTGCTCCACAATCACATCGCCATTACGGCCGCCATGGAGCACAACCTGCCAGTTCTCTCCGGATGCCATCAGCGCGGGAAGTTCACGCGACAGATACTGCAACACCGCATTCAGCGTGACTGGTATCCGTTCATCCTGAGGTGGAGTCATCGCTTGCCATTCAGTCTAGCACCAATTGTGCTATGGCGCATCTGCATACCAGTCGACCTCGGCCACTGTCCCCACCGGCCACCCCATCGACCACAGTCCGGGTGCCCAATGCGGAGGAGTCCAGCCCACCAGTACAGGCGGGTCGCAGATGCCGTAGTCATGCGCATGCTCCTGCGGGATCGCATGCGCCAGCCTTCCATCCCGCACCAGGACGTCGCCGCCCTCCCACGAGACGACCCAGCGCCGGCGAATCTCCCCAAAGCCGGAACCGCGCCGCTTCCCCACATGCGAAATCAATGCCAGCAGTCGCTCAATCTCAGCCGCATTGCCATAGCAGAATGACTCCCAGGCAACTGCCTCGGTGACCGGCAACGGAATGCGCCTGTCCATCCATCGTCCCGCCGATGTGTTGATGCTCCCGGCCTTGCTCTGATACGCGCCGGGAGCGCGCTTGTGCACGAAGACGTTGTCGGTGACGATCGCGCCGATGGGGTGCAGGATCGACGCCTGCCACAGCGGCAACTGCCCGCCCGAACCGTAGAAGCCCGCCGTCTCCAGCGGAAGCGGCGTGTAGCGCGGCGGCATCTCCACGCCCTGCCCGTCCGTCAACTCCTGCACCACCACCCACGCCAGCATCCCCTCCAGATAGACGTGGTCATAGAGCACCAGCGGCGCGGCCAGTTCCAGCACCACGCGCAACGGCTCCATCGGCAGAGATTCATATTGCTCGCGGCGCTCGCGCCAACGCGCCATCTCCGCCTTATGCGCGTCATGCCACGCCCGCTTCTCGTCGAGCGCCGCATCAGGGAAGCGCTCGTCCTGCCATGCGCGGAAACGCTGCCGACGCTTTTCCTGCATTGCTTTGCTGGGGCTCACAACGCCTCCTCCACCTCATGCTCCGTGACCTCCCACGCCGCCGAAAAGTCCCGGTCGGCAAACAATTCAGCCAGACCGGCCACCTGCTTCAATCGCAGCACCTCGTCGGCGTCCATCCCCAACTCACGCGCGATCTTGGCATCGCTCCAGTTGCGCCGGCTCAGCTCGACGACGATCTCACTCATCGCATCGATGCGATGTTTTCCTCTGGCCCGGTTGTGGCGTATCGTCGCAGCAATGCGGTCGCCACGGTCCGTTCGCCCAGCGTTGATCGTCGTCACCGGTAGATAGCCGCGCAGCCTCTTCGACACAACCTTGCTCTCCCGCGCTACACGGTTGCGGTGAAACCCGTCGACCACCTCGCGGACGCCGTCATCCGAGCGCACCCACGTCACCACCGGCTGTGTGTAGCCGTCTGAAATGATCGAGTCTTCCAGCAAGCGCATTTCTGGCGGTGCTACCGAATTCGGGTTGTAGTCATTCGCGACCACATCCTGCGCCGGCATCCACAGCACGCAATCCACAGGCTCATCGCGTAACGGGCTCACGCTATGCAGCGCCAGCCGCACTGCGTTCAGCACCTCGACGGCCTCGTCCGCCGGCAGCTCGCCGATAGCCGCCGCCAGCGTTTCGCCATCCGCGATTAAAGCCGCCCCTACCAGAGTTCGCCCCATCTCTCCCTCCGCTTGCGCATCATGCGCAGATAGCGCTCGTATGCGCCCGATTTCTGCTGGCTGAAACCCAGCCCTTTCGCCCAGTAGTCATTGCGCAGCAGGGTTTTGCACACCCGCCGCCAACACGGCGCATCTGATCCAGACCCGTGACGCGCCTCCGGCTCGTCGGGCAATTCCTCCATCTCCGGGTCGTGATCGCGCCACCACTTGATGAAGATTGCGATCTTGTTCTCGTAATGCACGCGCATCGCCTCGGGCATCGACGCCAGCAGAAGCATCGCAAAACTCTTCCACGTATGCCCCTCCGGCCGCGAAATGCTGCGGTAGCCGGTCATGTTGCCGGACTCCTGCACATAGAGCGCCCCCGAGTTCGCCCCGTTGACCCTGGCCACCACCCGCGCCCACGTCTCCGGCTCAATCAAATGGAAAAGCCACAACCCACGCCGCTGGTCGTCGCCGTACGGCTGGCAGATGCGCATCTGGTGGACGCTCAACCCCGCCTGGTACATCAGGTCATAGAGCCGATTGTACGGCGCCTGAGGATTGCGGGCGTGCCACGTCCAGATGTCCTCAGTGCGCCAGTCATAGATGGGATAGATGTTCCAGAGTTCACCGCCTACATTCTGCGCATGCAGTCGTCCCGGCCACTTCGTCCCATGTCCCGCAATCGTGCGCCAGCGATTCAGGCTCTCATTGGCCCGAATCCCCACAAAGCAGCAGGTCGGTTCGTCCCCTGCATACCATTCACCAAAGAGCGGCGTAAACTCCTCGAACTCCATCCCTGGCCTGAACCATGGCCACATGACCGCCTCTGTGATCGCCATCGCCGGCGGCTGTCGAATCCAGTTCCGACGGCTCTCCTCCTCCCAGCACGTCCAGCGCGGCTCAAACACGCTCACTGCGTTGCGCAGCCGCAGCGGCAGCGCCACCCAGTACGGCTCGACGTGGTCGGCGTAGAGGGCGAAACAGCGCTCGATGTGCTCAATCGTCAATCGGTACTGCCCTTCGAGGTCGATGAAGAGAAGCCCCACGCGCCGCTTGCGCCGTATCGCCTCCGCCATCACCAGGTGCAGCATCACCGTCGAGTCCTTGCCGCCCGAGAATGAGATGTAGACGCGCGGGAATGTATCGAATGCCCAGGCGATGCGCTCCTGCGCCGCCGCCAGCACGTTGACGTCCAGATAGCGTTTCACAGCATCTCTCCGTTGAGGCCAGTGTGAAACCGAAAGCGATTGAACAGATCCGGCCAGCCCATGCGCAGCCAGGAGATGCTCCCCAGCGGGAAGCCCGCCGCGCTGACGATGCTGTTGACCCGCTGCCGCTCGCGCCCCATCCCCAGCGCCCCCAGCCTGTCGTAGACCGGGTTGTAGGGCAGATCCCGGCTCACGATATAAGCCCAAATGTCGTCGACGCCCCACGCCGCCAGCGGACAGCAGACCCAGTGCCCCCACGTCCCCGAGTAATAGAGCGCCCCGTGGCTGCGCAGATGGACGCCCCTTGTGCTTGACTCCTCGGCCCGCACCCCCGTGAGACTGTGCCACCCTCGCTGCCATGCAGAGAACTCCATGTCGCTTGGGTGATCCGCGTCCGGGTCCAGACCAGGATCGCCCCATTCTCGCCAGAAACGATTCTCAGCCGGCGATGCGTACGGAGACTCCGTCGGCACGACGATGCGCAGAATCGCCCGACCAATCCGGCGCTCGCTCTCCGCCACAAATACCAGCGTCTCCGGGTAGTCCCAACCATCATCGAGAAATGCCACGGTCAGTCCCGGCCGGACGGTCTCCACAATGTCGAGCAGAACCGTCGAATCTTTGCCCCCCGAGAACGCCACACACCACGGCAGATCGTCGTGGCCGACCGTCGCCTCGATGATCCGGCGCGCCTGCTCCACCCGCCGCGCAAACCTCCTCGTCCGACTGTGCGCAAGGTCGCCGGCGCGAACCAGCCCGCTCACGAGCACACCGCCGCGCCGCTGCCCAGCGTCCCGTCCGCCATCCACGCCACGAGTTGCTCCCTGTGCGCCGCCAGATACTCTTCATAGGCCGCCGCATCATCCTGTGCGCCGGCGAACTCGAAGAGTCTCTCCACCACCATTTGTCCGTAGCCGCGCGCCGTTTGTCCGCCCAGCACGTTGAGCCCCCGCGCATACTCCGCCAACGCGCAGACGAGCGCCCCGCGCGTCAGTGACTGCGCCCACGGGCTCAGCGTCAGTCGCAGATAGACTTTCGCTCCCGGAATCAGCACCTCGAACGAGCGGATCATCTGCCCCACGCCGTTCGCCGTCGCCTGGCGCGTCTCGGTGATCTGGTCGAGCAGGTCGAACGCACTGATCTGCGCCTCCGGCTGCGCCGCCAGATAGCCAGGCAGTCCCTTGCGATTCTCCAGACAGACCAGATGCGGCGAAACCTTGAGGTGTGACTCACCGAGATCGAACGAATCCGTCACGCCGCCCAGCAGGTCCAGCGTGGGGAACGCCCGGCGAATGCGCCCGGCCAGCGCGAACGTATTCGTCGGCTGCTTCGCCCCCGCCCGGATGTTGCCCCCGTTGACGAAGATCGCCTCCACCGCCAACGGCAGCGTCCCCTGGCCGGCATGCGCCGCAGGCAGACCCAGCATCCGGCACAGATGCGCCCACGCCGGCGCGCGCACCACCTGATGGCGCAGCGTGTTCCCGCTGATCACAGGCACATCCGCCACCAGCGCACCGGCCACGCTCACGCCGGACGCATCGTACGCCGGCGTAACCAGCGGAGCGCCCACCAGCTCGGTGTTTCCTGCAGCCGCTGCGTATTTCTCACCGCGCAATTTGACCTGCCCGCTCCAGAAGCGCGCCAGGCTCACCACGGCCCGCGCCTGCTCCACACACGCCGTCACCGCCCCGTGCTGCACCGCCGGCGACAACCCCCAGAAATGCACGAGCCCCTCGTCGAGACGCTCCGGGTGAATCGGCAGCGCCAACCCGCTGCACAGGCTCACCCACAATCGTTGCAGCGTCGACGACACCACCGCCGCCGATGCCAAACGTTTCTCCAGCATCTCATAGCGCTCCACGCCCGAGAACAACCCCGCCCCGTCGCCGCCGGCGTACTGATCGACGAGCACCCGCACCAGAGTCGTCGCCACAAACTCGGCAAACCTCGCATGCCGCAGCGCTTCCCACACCTCTGCCGGTACCGCATGCGCCGCGCAGAACGCATTGACCTCGCCCTGCGTCACAGCCTCCGCCAGCGGGCGCTCCACCAACTGCTTGCGCCGGTTGAAGGTCAGCGTGTTCCCCTGTTCGCCTGCGCCGGCATCCTGATGCGCGATCGGCAGTGCAGCGGTCAACAACATCTCGACATCGCTATACACGGGCACTCTCTTTCTGGGCGATGATCATCGCCACGACAAATTCAGACGTCGAACGAACCGCCCTCAGTCGGCGCTCCCATTCCGTGAGCCGCTCCCACCCCACCCGCAGCGCAGCCCTGGGCTCACCATGCAGCCCCAGCTCGATGCGCGGCTTGGGAAACTCCCCATGCACCTCCTCGACGAGCCCCAGCACTGCAATCAGCCGCCGCAGACTGAGCCGTTGCACGCCCGCCACGCCGCGCGACGGGTCATACACATACCAACGCATCGCCTCCCCCACTGTCGTCACCGGAGTACGAGGCCACACCCGTTTCTTGTAGTCCGTGTTGAGCAGGCAGATATGCTGCTCGCCCACACGATCCGGCAACACATCCCGCACCACATCGCGCCAGCATGGCCGCCCCTGTTCCGCCGCCGTCTTGCGGTCGACGAGTGGGTTGAGCATCGTCCCATCCTCAAAAACGAGGCGGGCGCCCATGCGGAAGTCGTTCCGGTAACAGATGGCCGCATCCTCAGACATCCACCCCGTCGGTCCACCCGGCAGGATGTCCAGAAAATTACCCGTGCTGCTGGGCAAAATCTCCTGCACGGGATACCCATCCATAATCGCCGCGCCCGTCATCACGCAGTGCCCGACACACGGCCGTGGAGGTTCCGGCAATGGCCCCCACCCCATCCCGCGTCGCAAGAGCGCAGCAGTCGTCATCGCTGCGCCGCCGGCAGGTGCACATCATGCGCATCGGTCATCGCTGCAGTCGGTAAATCCCCCTCGCCCACTACAGCAATTACCGTGCGCCACTGATCGCCCACCTTTGCGACGCCAACGCCGATATAGGCCACCGCGGGCGGCTCAAACGCCGTCCGGCGCAGACTCCGCACCACCGCAGCAGCATCGTACTGGCCGACAATAACGCGCACGACGATCGGCCTGCGCACCCACGCATACCCGCCACCACTCACCACACGCCACATGGCCAGCAGATCCACAGCACGACCACGTCTCTCGGCAATGGCCCTGTACCCCTCCAGTGTCGCCGAGGCCCGCAGCGTCGCCGACGGCATCAGCACCGCCTCCGGATATGCCTCGACCATCGCCGCTTCGATTTCCAGCGCCAGCGCAGCCGGCCCCGGCAGGGGACTCTCCGCCTGCCCAACCGCCACCGGCCCGCCCTGCGTCGCCATTCCACAAATGACGATTCCCGCCAGCAACGCGCCCGTCGCCCCACATCGCCACCACAGAGTCGCCCTACGCATGTATCCCATCCCCCGGATATTCTCGAATCCGCAGATCGACCGGGATACACTCCAGCCGACCGCCCTTGTTCCGCCGGTCCCCAAGTTGTTTCATGATGCCGCGCACCCACTCAATCTTCGTCGCAGCGCCCATGGCCTATGCTTCCCTTCGCAGCATGTGCCGCGCCGCCTGCTGACAGCGCAGCGCCAAACCCTCGCGGTCAGGCCCCACATGCCGCTGCACCAGAAACCGAATCGCATCCGGATCCGTACCCGCATCCACCTCTTGCTCGATCGCCACAACCAAATCCGGCGCGTTCACGCTCAACCACTCAAAACTCATCCGGTCCAGCGCCGTGATCACCGCCTCACCAGGCCGCTGATTGTGATTGGGCAGCATCACCACTCCTCCTCGCCAAACAACTCATCCGCCTGCTCACGAAACTCCGCATATGCGTCGTCGAATGACTCGCACACCAGCACGGACGGATCGCGCTCCACCATGAGCCGCGCCGTCACCGCATACTGCCCCTCTGTCCAGCGCTTGAGCATCACATACCTGGTCTGTCTCCCGTCTCCATCCGCCTGCTCCAACCGCAACGCGCACCCCTCATCAACCATGCGCTGCAGCCGCCCGAACCAATCCACCGCCGGCTCCGAATCCATGTTTTGCGCCTGCCACATACCTCCCCCCCCTGCCCCGATTTTGTGTTTCGCACGTTTTCTCTCGTCACGTCCGTCTTTCGTATCGCAGCCTGCGAAATGCGAAACCGCTAACGAGGCACCTGCAACGTGCGCAGGATGTCCTCGCCGCGGAAGGCCGTCACCACCATGCGCCCACCCCGGCCGCGCGGCTCGGCCAGATGAACCTCTCGCAGTTCATTCATGATCCGATCCCACAGCGCCGGCGTCGTGACCTCCTCCTGCACCATGCGCTCCCGCGTGTAGGGCAGGCCCAGGTCATGCCGCGTGGCAATCTCGCGCACGGTTCGCTCGTACTTTTCCTGCGCTTCCTGCGCAGCCTTCTCCGTCGCGTTCGGCGCCCGCTTCGGGCCATGCGTGATCCTCTTCGCCTCGAACGTCTTGAGCTGAGCCCGCACGTACTCCACTTCTTTCATCGTCTGCGCGAGTCTGAGTTCGAGGTTCGCATATTCCGCTTCCATATCGCGCCACGCGCGCAGGTCGCGCCCCCTCATATACTCGTCCTGCGTGTAGTGCCACGTCGCCATCCAGCACGTGACAATCGCAAAAATGTTCAGCATCACCGTGCCGAGCAGCGTCCAGTAGGTCGGCACGGTATACATCACCACGTGCCAACCCACGCCGAGCGCCCCCACAACGAACGCCCACGACACGCCCACGACCAGATGCTCCATCACCGATGCCCGCACATGCATCGGCTCACGTTCGCCGGGCGGCTGGCGCTTGGCCTCAATCGTTGGCGTCGGCGCTTCAACCGTCGACGCGATGTAGGTCGGGAATCGTCGTGTCGCCATCAGGGTTCCCTGCTCCTCTGCGTATCGTCCAGTTGCAGATAGGGCAGCGACTCAAACCCCTGCGCCCTGTCTGGCAGGCGGTTGACGTAGACCACCCGCGGGCGTGTCGCAAACCCCTGCCACGCCGCCACGCACAGCCCCATCGCCGTCACGCCCGCAATCGCCGCCAGCAGCCGCAGCGTGCGCTGTTCAGCCATCGCCGTCGCCCGTTCCTTCTCCACCTGCGCCATCGCCAGCTCGTGCGCCTGGGCGTCGCGTTCCAGTTGCAGCACGGCCGGCGCGTCGATCGCCATCCCCACCGTGCTCACCAGCTGCGAGCGCGAGGTATGCGGCTGCGCCATCAGCAGCACGAAGACCAAAATTCCCGTCGCCGCCATCGCGCCGGCCAAGAATCGCGTCATCGCCTACTCGTCCTCGTCGACCTCTCTGTACCAGTCGGGTTCGTATGGCGGCGGGCGCTTGGTGCCCTCCCACTTGGCAGGATAGAAGGGCGTTTCCTGTTCGTCTGGATCAGGGCCAGGCTCGTAATAACTTGTGGCTGTAACTTTTGCATTCATGGTACATGCCTCCAGTTAGAGCGAGTCACAATCATGGAGATGTTATTGCGGCCTACGCCATATTTCTGTGCAATCGTGCCTTGCGGGATGCCACTCGCATACTCTTGCCTGATTGCGATCACGTCTTCAGTCGTTAGTCGGGCGTGCCAATGTGCTTCACCGAGCTGAGGCGTAGAAACGCGCCTCCCCTTGTTTGTCATATCCGCGTTGTTGTCGGCTATGGTGCCTAGCCAGAGATGAGCCGGATTGACGCATCCGGGGTTGTCGCATTTGTGAAGAACGCACATACCTTCCGGGATTTGGCCAATGGCGAGTTCATAGGCAACGCGATGCGCCTTCAGAGGGCGTCCTTTCCAGCAGAATTGTCCGTACCCCTTATCTCTAAGGCTGGCCTGCCACTCCCAACAAGAATCAGCGCCGCTAGACTTGTCTACCTTTGCCCAGAAACGAACGTTCACATCTTGAGGAACAGGACCTTTACGTTCTGGCATCGTCTGTTCCCTTCTCGGAGCATCCTATCGTGTGTTCGAGTCTGCTGATACGCAACTCCATAGCGGATATGAGTTTGGCCATGTCCGGGAAACGTTCGTCCTCAGCATCCAATTGTGCTGGATGCCATGAGGAAAGGAGCGGAGGAGTTTCCATGCGCAGGACGCCAGCCCCCGCGAATCTCACCTCGGCGTCATAGTCGGCGTCTGTCATACCGTGGCACTCCTTGAGCAATGGGTCAGGCATGGTTGGTCTCCTTGCATGGTGGTGCGACTGTTGTCGGAGGCTTATCCCATGCCTCCCGATACAGCCGGTGATTGAGTCGATAGGCTCCACAGACCTCGCACTTGTCTAGGCGATTGAGCGGCTTGCGCTTGCCGTCAATCAACACTGACTCTCCTACCGCCGTCCATTTGTGCTTACTGGTTACAGTTGTCACTTTGCGCATCCTTCTTGGCGGCCCGCTCCGCCGCCGCCTGTTGGTCATTGACGGACTGGCGGCCAGACTGGTAGCGCACCCATTCCCGGCTGTGCGCCGGATACGGGCAACGCTTGTCGCCCAATGGTATCCCCGCAATCTTGTGCGCTCTCCCCAACTCAAATGGCGTCATGGTTTGTGTCGTCATGGTGTTTGTCCTTGTGCGGTCAAGGCGTCCGCTGTGACGCCGGACGCCTCTGGTGTGCCCACTCCCCAGTAGGGCAATGGCCGCTGTATCTGCCATCCATGCGGCCACAAGACCGAGCCCCTCCGAACGGGCGAAGCGCCTAGAGGTGCGCCGTTACGCCCCTATCTTGATCCGCCCTGGTCACATGCCCACGCCTCGCGGCGTCAGCAGGGCGGTACTTCGTGAGTTAGCCGGTTCCGTCGCCGTAGCCGGAACCGTGGCCGTAGCCGTGGCCGTCGCCGTAGCCGGAGCCGTCGCCGTGGCCGGAGCCGTCGCCGTAGCCGTCGCCGGAGCCGTCGCCGTGGCCGGAGCCGTAGCCGGAGCCGTCGCCGTGGCCGGAGCCGTAGCTGCTATCACTTTCCACGGATCGACTCCTGTGCGGCAACGCTGACGGGAATGACCTCGATCACGCCGGTAAGGTAGATGCGGGGATTGAGCACGTCGATCTTGCTCTCGCCCTTATCGATTCCGTTTTGCGCCACGCCGCTAAGCGCCACGCCCTCACGAGCGACCCAGTACCACAGACGGTTGCTGTCCGTGAGGATGGCCTTGTCTCCATCCAACTCCTTGAGCGTTCCGGCGTGGACGCCTGCGCTGTAGCAACGCACGATTACGTACTTCCCGATCAAGTCTGCGCCTATCATGTTTGAGTCTCCTTGTGTGTTGATTACGGTACCTTCTCGACTGGCACGCCTGCCGCCAGCATGGTTTCCAGTGCGGCGGCGATGCGCTCAAGCGCCTGCGCCTGCCGTTCAAATGGATCCGTTACCGTCACCGTCGGTTGTGTTGGCGGTTGCTGCTCTTGGCGCTTGCGCAAGTCTTCCTGTTGGCACTCTCGGCACCACGATTGCAAACCATCAGCACGCTTGCTGTGCCGGTTGAAGTCAGACACAGGCAGCACCTTGCCACTATTCCTGCATTCAGGATTTGAGCACGTTTTGCCGACCAAAGTGCGCTGTCCATCTCGAATTGCATACGTCGCTAGTTTCTCGTTCATCTCGTCCTCTCCCATTCCATCCATGCGAGGGCCATCAGGGCGATGGCCCCCCACAGTAACGGTTGCCAGGTCATGCGGGCTCGGCCTGCGGCTGTTGCGCCTCAAGGTAAGCGATTGCGTTCTGCAACTGGGCGGGCGTCGCCTCTTTCCAGGTGAACCCATACTTGGTTGCGTACTCCTTGAGAACGATGCTCTTGTCTTCGCCGTACAGTTGACCGCCTAGCACGTCGATGCGCTTGATTGCGGCGCGCCGGTCGAACTCCGGTTCGGGTTCCGGTTCGAAGGCCATCTTGCCGCTGCCGTTGCTCTTGGCGGGCATGGCCTGCACGTCGATGGTGTTATCGTTGCCCATTTCCTCGGCGGTATAGAGGCCGCTCAATTCCATCGGGAACGCCTTGCGCAGCGCCAGCGCCTCCGCGCACTTGGCAAGCATCAGGTCGGGCATCCGATTCCAGAACGTGTTCGGCTTGCCTTCCTTCGTGGTCTGCACGTAGGAGACGTAGCGGGCGACGGCCCAGAGTGGTTCCTTCCAGTCATGGCGTAGGACACCGACACGGGCGGCGACCGGCGGGTCTTCCTCCAGCCACACGTCGCGCCACTCACCGGACAGACTGCACCAGAACGGCCCCAACTGGCCGGCATACTTGCCGGTGCGCTCGGCAACGAGGCGAGCGCCGTCGATGCTGATCTGCGTGCTCATCTGGTCGCCGTCCTTCGTCCATCGCTTGATGGCGTAAATCTGGCGGCTGAACGGGTCGAGCCCGGTGCGGTTGCACTGGGCGATGAACAGGTTCAGTTCATCGTCGCTCGCGCCCTTCGCAATCGTGCGCTTGATGAGTTCCACCTGCTCACGGCCTAGCGATTGCCGCTGCACGATCTCCCCTGTTGCCAACACAAGTTCGTTGCTCATCTGTCTTTCCCCTTGATTGTGAGACTTCCTGCGACTTCCGTTTCCTTGCGGTGCGGCGCCAGTATGCGAGCGATGTCTGCGTTGCTGGCACACAGGGCGTCCAGCGCCTTTGTGTCATACGATGCGCGAATACTCGGCTTGGTGACATAGGCGGAACCTGCCTGCACGTCATAGCGCAGCGTTCCCGTTTCGGCCATGACTTCACCGATGCCAGCCTTCGCCTGGTCCTTGAGCGATTTAGCGTAGGATTCCACGTCACCCGCTGCCCGGAACGCCTCGACAAAGGAATTGACAGACTCTTCCGGCGTGCCTGTCTGCGCCTCACGCAGATACTTGCGGGCTAGTGCGAGCATTTCCACCTGCACATCATTCGTTGATTCAAGCATATTTCCGCTCCTCTGCCCGCCATTCCTCCTGCAAGCACTTGTAGCCGTGCTTGCCCTCTTCATCAATGGCGGCCTCGACATCGGCCAGGACGCGCTTGGCAATGCGATAGTCTTCGGCGGCGTTGTGGAACGCCTTGCGCGTGTTGGCGTAATTGGTAGCGGCCTGCGATACGTCTGCCTTCGCCTTGTCGAGCTGGTCGTACAGTGTGAGGATGTTCATTGTGTTTTCTCCTGTGGGTTGGCGTTCGTTTGCTATGACAACAGTGTATCACAGTATTGCACACAGTGTATCCACCCAGTTTTGATGAGTTTTTGCGAAGGGTATTGTAATCTGGCGGAACCTGTTATACAATCATAGCATGAGGAAAACGAGTGGGGGAGGTAACATGAAACGACGCAAGCAGGAGTTAATTGCATTCCGGCTCAGCGATGAGGAGTTGGAACGGTTAGATGAGATGGTCGAACAGACCGGCATGACGCGCTCGCAGGTGATTCGTCACCTGCTAGACAATGCCACGGTCAAGCCGGCCATCATTCGGACGGAGATTGCCGAGAAGAAAGTCAGTAACGGGGCATCATAAACACAACCGCCCTGCTGGGCGGTAGCAGGGCGGTTAACGGGTGTGGGCTTGGATGGCCCCACGAAGACTTTCTCCAAAGTCTTCTGCTTCCCAGAATACAGCACATTTCAGAAAAGCGTGACGGCCAAATGGAGGAAGTATGACTGCGTATCAGGATTTCATCTCTACCAAGCGGAGGACAATCGGAGATAGCGGCGTCAGCATCGACCGCGATCAAGTGAACCATACCCTTTTCCCGTTTCAGCAGGACATCGTGCAATGGGCGTGCCGGAAGGGGCGCTGCGCTGTCTTTGCCAACACAGGACTAGGCAAGACGTTCATTCAACTGGAATGGGCGCGGCTCATCGGGCAGAACACGCTCATCGTTGCGCCCCTTTCGGTAGCACGGCAGACCGTCCGAGAGGCACACAAGATCGATTTGGAAGTGCGCTATGTTCGCAATCAGGAGCAGGTCACTGGCGACCACAAACTATGGATTACGAACTATGAGATGCTCGGCCATTTCGACGCATCGCAGTTTGGCGCCGTGGTACTCGACGAATCCAGCATCCTCAAGGCTCTCGATGGCACGACCCGCAAACAACTGACAGAGATGTTCGCGGATACTCCGTACAAACTGGCCTGCACCGCAACCCCCGCCCCAAACGACCGCACAGAGATCGGCAATCACAGCGAGTTTCTCGGCATTACTCGCATGGTGGACATGCTCGCCATGTTCTTTGTGCACGCCAACAAGGAGATGATTTCCGAGTTCGGCGGCGTCATTTTGCGTAAGAAACTCGGAAACGACAATGGACAGGAGTGGCGACTCAAGCATCACGCCGAAGAATCCTTTTACCGATGGATGGCTTCTTGGGCGATGTCGGTGCGCGCCCCGTCAGACCTTGGGTATAACGACAACGGGTTCATTCTGCCTCCACTCAATGTCAAGCCGATCTGGATTGACTATGACTATGTTCCAGACGACCAGTTGATCTTCACGACAATGGGCGGCCTTGCTGGTCACAGAGCCGTGCGCAAGGGAACAATAGAGATTCGATGTCAGACAGCGGCTGACCTGGTGAACACAACTGACGGCCAATGGATTGTGTGGACTGGCCTCAACTCGGAATCCGCACTCATGGCTGAGTTGATTCCCGATTGTGTCGAGGTGGTCGGCTCCGATTCCCCTGAAGAAAAAGCATCACAGATTGAGGCGTTCCAGGACGGCAAATACAGAGTGCTGGTGACAAAGCCAAGCATTGCCGGCTTTGGGATGAACTTCCAGAACGCACATAACCAGGTATTCGTTGGCCTTTCCTACTCGTGGGAGGAATGGTATCAGGCCATTCGCCGATCTTACCGCTTCGGGCAAAAGCGCGAGGTCAACATTTATGTGGTACTCACGGAGGTCGAGCAGGAAGTTTACGACACGATCATGATGAAAGAGGCCGTAGCGACGGCTATGACAGAGCAATTGATTCAGCACGTACGGAGGTACGAAATGGAGGAATTGAGCGGCGGAACGTTTGACGGCGGATTTGAGTATGACGAGGTGACGGTGCATGGCGATGGATGGACGGCCATGCGGGGTGACAGTTGCCAGCGCCTGGGCGAACTGGCAGAGGCAAGCATTGATCTGTCGGTCTATTCGCCGCCCTTCGCAGACCTGTATACCTACAGCGACAGTGAACTTGACCTCGGCAACAGCCGCAACTATGACGAGTTCTTTGGGCATTACGCCTTCATCATCCGCGAATTGCTCCGGGTAACGAAGCCTGGGCGCATGACGTGCGTGCATGTTGCAGACCTGCCGGCGATGGCAAGCCGTGATGGTTACATCGGCATCAAGGACTTTCCTGGTGATGTTGTCAAGGCGTACGAGGCCGAGGGATGGGTTTTCTACGGACGGGCCATTGTCGCAAAGAATCCGCAGGCACAGGCTATCCGCACGAAAGCAAAGGCTTTGCTCTTTGTCCAGTTGCGCAAGGATTCTAGCGACAGTCGCCCGGCAATTCTGGACCACATCCTCATCTTCAAAAAGACGGGCGAGAATCAGGTTCCTATCACTCCGGTCACAAACGGCGATATGAACAACGAGACATGGATCGACTGGGCCGGCGGAATCTGGACTGGCATTCAGGAGTCGGACACACTCCAGTATCAGAGCGGGCGTGATGCCGATGATGAGAAGCACATTTGCCCGCTGCAACTAGGAACTATCGAGCGGTGTATCAAACTCTACAGCAATCCGGGCGAAACGGTGCTGACGCCATTCATGGGCATCGGGTCGGAAGCGTATGAGGCAATTCGATGGGGGCGCAAGGCTATCGGAATCGAACTTAAGGATTCCTACTTTGCGATGGCCGTGCGCAACCTGAAGACAATCGAGGCGGAGAAAAAGGTTCCTACTTTATTCGATCTCGTTGAGGCCTCCTAATGCAAATCGCCATACCCGCAATTCTCGCCGCCTTCATCATCCTGTTTCTGCACTGGTTTCCGTGGCACCTGCTGCGCGGCGAGAAGTTGGGGCGGCTGACGGCCTACACGCTGGGCACGGTGGTGATCGTGGGCGTGATGGACGCCACTGACGACCTGATTCTCTATGTCCGTGGCATGCGCCGGCGTGGCCTCGACGCCGACGAGTATGAATGGCTGCTGGACCGCATTGGCGAGATTCGGCGCGATGCATTGCGACTGGAAGCGATGATTGACGGGGGTGGGCGGTGAGCATCAAGGCTACGCAATGGGTATGGGACAACGCGAAAGACATCCACGGGACAGACTTCATCATGCTACTTGCCATTGCCAACCACATCAACGGGGACGGTGAATGCTGGCCCAGCGTGGCAACACTGGCAGACCTGGTGCATATCAAAACGAGACAGGCACAGTACATCATAGGTCGCCTTGAATCCCTCGGATACCTCACGATCCAGCGCGGAACAGGGCGCGGAAGACCATCTACATACCGCATAAACGAGTCCAGAACAGCACCGGAAAGGGTGCAGTCTGATTGCACCATTTTGGCACCGGAAAGGGTGCAGTCTGACGCACAAAAGGGTGCAATTTCGGAGCCAAAAGGGTGCAGTCTAGCGCAAGAAAGGGTGCAATCTGGCGACATAAAGGGTGCAGTCGTCTCTCACGCGCGCGAAGAATCAACTACAACCTTAACTACTTTAGAACCAAAAGCAGCTGCTGCGCGCGAGGAACCTTCATTCGTGGAGGTGGAGCAAGTCACCTACAAAACGCCGCAGGTGATTGATGAGACAGACTTCAAGATTCTGATTGCGACGGCAGAGAAGGCTGGACTTGTTTTTTCGCAATTGCTTGCCGAGACCTACGCGGACGCGCTTGCCACTTACGGATTGCGGGCGATGTTGTACGGGGTTGAGGAAGCGTCGAAGGCCGGGGCGATACAGCGAGTGAATTACGTTTTGAAGGCAGCGAATACGCACAAGAATGGATTGACCAAGCAGCAGAACGGAGCGATGAATGGCAACGGAGCAACGCCGGCAGACAGGCCGGCCAACTGGGAGCCGACGGAATACCAGTTCTATATGCCCTAAGTGTAATGGCTCAGGTAACAAGGGGTGGCGTGCGCCTATGGCAGGCTATGGCCTGGACGAGATCGACTTTTGCGAGTGCGATGCTGGCGTGTTGTATCGGCTGGACTGTGCTGCATACCTGAATGGGCTGGCTCAGAAGAAGGCGGGCGAAGCGTTCTCACGCGCCGGAATCCCGAAGCGGTTCGAGGCGTTGACGCTGGAATCCTACGCGCCGCTGGCGACGGACGACAACAAGCGGGTTGCCCTCGATGCGGCGCGGCGCTGGTGTACAGGTGAGTTGTCCAAGCCTGGCCTGTTGTTCTCTGGTCCTTACGGGACGGGCAAGACGGGACTGGCGACGGCGTGCCTGTCGAGGGCGATGGAGAGTGGCACGACTGCCGGCCTGTGGATCGAATGGTATGACTTTGTGGACTCGATACAGGGCAGGTATGGCAAGGGCGACGGCAGCGCGCAGGAGCGGATTGAGCAGGCGCAGAAGGTACCGCTCATCCTGCTTGACGACGTAGGCGACAAGCGCAAGCGCGAGGAGTCGGCGGACAAGCAGCGGCTGCTCTACCAGATTGTCAATCACCGGATGAACTACGAGTTGCCCATCCTCATCACGACGAACCTTACGCCGCAGGAGATGGCCTTGCAGTACGGGGACCGGACGATGGAACGGATTGCCTACCTGTGCGAACTGGTTTACGTGGGGGGAAGGAACCTGCGCAAATGATTGACATCCTGGGCAAGCGCACGCGGGCGGCTATGCCGGCGTGGATGGAGGAACAATCGACGCACGGCCATCATGGATGCGGGCGGGACGATTGCATGTTCGGTATCCGCTTCCAGCCGGCCGTTACCGTTGCCCTGGGCATGTACATCATCGAGGCCATTCTGCACGGGCGTTTCGATGCAATCCTCTACTGCGACTGCAAGTGGGGCGAACTGGCGCAGGCAAGGGCAAACCTTACCTGGACGAGGATTCGCAACGAGATCGAGTACGTTCCATCCTCGGCCATCACGTCGATTGAGATGCAACTCTACGGCGAACCGGACGTTGAGGATAGCCCGACGATTCGTTATGTTGAGGTTGCATAACAGTTGACGGAGTGACGGATTAAAAGACTGTGGGATTCATGTCCATCGCAGGTGAGACTCGCGTACCGTCGGCAATGGTGCATTTGGAGGGCGACCTGTTGCGCTGCGATGCGCACCTGCAGCAGATGCCGCCCAGGTTGACGTACACCGACAGGCCGACACAACGGCTAGGCTCGCTGGCTGACGCGGCGGTGCAACTGCGCAAGGGCGTCGCCGTTCGTGTGGACTTCTCATCCGGGCAATACATCGAACTGCGCAGACTGGTGGGGGAGAAATGACGCGCCTGACCGAAATCGAGTACACCGCCCTGTTGCACGCCAACCCGGACATTCACGCCGACGAGCCGCGGCAACTAGGCAAGGTGCGCAAGGTCGCTGGCCCATCGCCCACAGAGGCGCAGGAACAGGCCGCCATCATGCAATGGGCCGAGATGATGCGCCCGCAATACCCGGATCTGGAATGGCTGTTCCATGTGCCGAACGGCGGCGCTCGAGACCCGATTACGGCGCGCATGTTGCAAGGGCAGGGCGTCAAGGCCGGCGTTCCTGATTTGTGTTTACCTGTGCCTTCAGGGCGCTATCACGGTCTGTACATCGAACTCAAACGCGCGGACCATTCCAACGCGCCGACCATCGAGCAAAAACGTTGGATTGACCACCTGCGCGCCGTCGGCTACCTCGTTGCAATCTGCTATGGCGCAGAGCAGGCAATCAAGACAATCAGGCACTACCTTGAAGCCGGACACCACGACTGAACGAGCGGCATTACTGGTTTGGATTCTGTTCCAGAGGCGCAACGATACGAAAGCGGTGCGTGTGCGAAAACGAAGCAACGAAACGAAAAACGGGGCAGGGGAGGGGATGTCTGGTGCAACGGAAAGAAGGTCGTCCTGTTCGTGGCTGCAAAGCGAGAGAGTTCTCGCATTGCTTGACGATGAGTACGGGAGGTGGCTCGCGCTGCTGGCCCTTATTGAAGCCCGCCGCCCTGCCGCAGCCCAAACCGGAAGTCGTTATCACCGGCGACCCCGCGCCAGCCATGCATAGAAGCTCGACACGCCTGCCAGATGCAGGTTCACGGTCGATTCACGCAGACCGCTCGCCCGCAAAGCATCTTGCCACCCGCGCACATGGCTCGCATCGACCTCCCACAACGCCACCGCAGGCTCAAGACCGGCCAGATACGCACGCCAGCGCCGCATGGCCAGCGTGTAGTTCCGACGCGTGTACGGGCTCTGATTGCGCCCGCGCTTCGTCGCCAACCATTCCGCCAACAACCCCTCCCATCCGCCTTCCCGATCCATTCCATGCCCCTCAATGACAGCGCCGTCGTCGACTGCCCTGCACATAGACCCGCCGCCGCCGCGGCCTCTCCCCATCCACCGCCGCAGGCCACGCCCATCGCAACGCCGAGCGATTCAGAATCACGCGCACCACCACCAGCACACGACGCGCCACCTGGCGATCCTGCCGAGAGTACGGTTGCATCTGCGCCTCACTCTTCTACTGTGAACCGCTGCCTTGAACTGCGAGAGGTGACGGGGGCGGGACTCGAACCCGCATCTGGTGCGCTCACCCCGCTCTTATCCATTGAGCTACCCCGCCCAAAATCTAGCGCGCCGTGACAATCTCCTGCGCCGGCGACGCGCCCTCAGGAGCCGGCAGCAAACCGCGCCGCCTGGCCTCATCACGGATCAGCCGCCGCACCGTCGCGCTCGCCCCCGGCGAGCCATCGAGTTCCGCGATGCGCAGCAGCAGGTCCTTGTCCTGCTCCGTCGCCGCCAACGCAATCCACTCGTTCAGTCGTTGCTTCCTCATCGCGTCCGCCCCGTCCTGTTCCTGCCCACCCGCCGTCGTGAAGGGTACCCACAGACGGGGTGCCACGAGCGGGCGGGCAGGTCGCTATACAATTTTGTGTGGGACTGAGTACAGTCTAAACGAAAGTGGGTAACTTGTCAATAGGTCTTTCAAAAATCCATACAAAATTGTTTGGGATCGTGCTAGAGTAACGGAATGACCACCGCAGCGAGGAGGCTGAAAGAACTGCGCGACCGCCTGGGCTACAGCCAGGAGGGCATCGCCGCGTCAGTCGGCATGACACAGGTGTCCTGGGACCGCTGGGAATCAAGCCCGCCACAGGCACTGGCGCAATTGGCGCGAATCGCAGTCCAATATGGGATCTCCGCCGACTACCTGCTCGGCATCACCGATGACCCGCTGCCGCAGGGGCGCACGGATAAGTTGCCCCACCTTTCGGTCGAGATGATCCAGACGATGCGGGGCCTGTCACGTGTCAGCGCCGAGCGCCTGCTCGCCATCGCCGCCGCGCTCGTGGCGTTTGATGAAGACCAGCGCCAACGCGTCGCCGTGCGACGGCGCTGGCTCAGCCAGCTCGCACAGCGCATCGGCGAGGACAATGCAAAAGAGATAGAGGAAAATCTAGCGGAGGCGGTGACGACGGGCGACACGCTGCCGCTCATCGAGACGTTGGACAGGCTCTACCCCGACTACACGGAGGATCGTGCGAAGTAGGGATAGATAATCATCCTGCTCCTTGATCGTCATCTGATCAAAGCGGGGACGCTCACTCTGATACCGTCGTCTCCGGCGCGAGGGTTTCGCCATGGTAAATCACTCAATAATGGGGGACAATCACCTGTGCACGGGCTGCTCCCGCTCGCCGTGCCCGCAGGTCATGCACTGTACCATAGAATGGATGTGCTAAAGATAGCGCGGGAAATGCGCACTGTCAACAGGAAGTATTCGCACAAGAGGTCGAGATGAAACGCCTTCTCATGCCCCTGACGCTCGCCGTTGCCCTGCTGTTGGTGCTCTTCACCATCGCGGTGGCCCGGACTGGCGCCTTTGCTGCCGTCCTCGCGCCACTCGTAGTCACCATAAGCCAGCAGGTTCCCGTCGAGATCCTCGTCACGACGTCGCTCGAAGACGGCGCCATCCTCACCACCACCGTCCCGATTACCCTGGGCATCGACCTCGCCATCACCGTCGCCGGCGCACAGATTGTCTCTGCTGCAGCGGCTGAGACAGTCGCCTCCGTCTCAGCCGCGCCGGCCGTTGCCCCCGACGACCATGCCCTCGTCGACAACAACGACATCCCCTACACGATCGAAGCGCCTGCCGGTCTCGTCGTCACGCAGCTGCGCACCGCCCCTGACCGCGCCGGCGACTTCTCTCTACTGGGCGAGATTCGCAATGACACCGACGGCAGCCTGGAGTTTGTCAAGGTTACGCTCACGGCCTACGCCGTCGACGGCCCCTTGCTCGACGCCGACTTCACCTACGCCGATCTCGACACGATCGCGCCCGGGCAACGCAGCGTCTTCGACGAGAGTCTCGACGTCCCCTTCGCCGACGTCGGCTCCTACAGGATACAAATCCAGCCATGATCGCGGCGGACAACAAGGCATTGTCCGCCGCTTCCTGCACATCAGCGACCGCACGGTTCTCCCCGACTCGCAGGCGAGACAACCGTCGTAGCCGCATTATTGTCAGCCATCACGGCGCCCGTGGGCGCATGTTCGGCCAAACCACAGACCGCCGCGGCTCGCTTCATGGCCAGCCGTGCGGCTTCTGATCTCGCTGGGCGCGATCACGGTTCACATCCGTAAGGTCGGGGGTTCGAGCCCCTCCGCGCCCACCAGATCGCCTCGCATGGGGCACAGGAAACCGCACGGCATGGTCACCACGGCCAGCCATGCGGTTTCCGCCTTTCTGGGGCCCAAATTGTCCGCCCATAGACAATGGTATTGTCCGCACCGGAGACCTCACAGATGTACATCGACGACGCATTCGCCGGCTACTGGCTCGACAAGCGGCGCAACCTCTCCCCCCATACAATCCGCGATTACATGCTCACCTTCGACCGCCTGCGCGCCAGCCTTGGCCCCGGCGCCACTATCGAAAACATCACTCCCGACGATCTCCGGCGCTTCCTCGCCGACGTCCAGACCGCATACGGGCTAAGCCCCAAAACACTCGCCAATGTATGGATTGCTCTCTCCTCGCTCTGGACCTGGGCCGAGAAGGAGATAGGAATCCCGCACGCCCTGCGCGGCCGCGTCGAACGCCCACGTTACAGGCGCCCCCCCATCCTTCCCTACGACCGTCTCGAGGTTATCGCCCTCGTCGCCGCAACCGCCGAGGCGGCCGGATGGGACAGCACAAACGGCAAACGCACCCGCTCCAGAAGACCGACAGCATCCCGTGATCGCGCCATCCTCCTCACCCTCGTCGACACCGGCATCCGCGCGCAGGAACTCTGCGACCTCACGCTCTCTGATTTCGATGCCCGCCGCAATCAAATGCTCGTCCGCCAGGGCAAAGGCCGCAAGTCACGCTACGTCTATCTCGGCCAGTCCGCCCACAAGGCCATCTGGAAATACCTCGCAACCCGCCCGGCCGCCACCGGAGACGCCCCCCTCTTCGCTACCCGAACCGAAACACATCTCGACCGCAACGCCTTGCGCCACATGATTGAACGCTGCGCCAAACGCGCCGGCGTCGCCGCCCCAGGCGTGCATCGCTTCCGCCATACCTTCGCCGTCAACTTCCTCCGCAATGGCGGAAACGTCCTCGAACTCCAGGCGCTTCTCGGCCACGAAAAGATCGACACGGTCCGCATCTATGCCTCTCTCGCCGAGATCGACCTCCAAAACGCCCAACGCCGCGCCAGCCCCGCCGACAATTGGCGGCTCTAAAGTGCTACCGAGATGAAACCCACGCGCTGGACCCTTTGAGCCGTTCCTCGCGCCCTGGCGCACCTCGCGTCCTTGCGTTGAGAGGTGCGCAATTCACTCCGGATTCAGTTTAGCGATCCCGGATCATCCCCAGCCCGTACAGAAATAGCGCCGCCGCTACGGCCCAGAATACCACCGCCATCCCTACCACGCTCCGCCAGTGGATGCCCGCCGACGCCCGAACCTCCTCCAAAAAGAGCGGCATTGGCACGGTGAACAACAGGAACGCCAGCACCCACGCGTACCGTTTGACCGGCGTCATCACGTTGACATTCGCCAGGGTCGCATCGAACTTGCGCGTCAGTTGCCCCATGCGATCGTCAATCCGTCGGTTGATCCGCCCCTCCATCTCCCGCATCTCCGCCCGCATGGACTCCTGAAAATGTTGCAGCGCGTTCAGCATGTCCGATGTATTCGTCGCCACCTCGCTCAGCGTGACGGTCTCTCCCCCCTTCGCCGAACGCGACACGTATCGGAGACCCACCTCCCACAACTCCTCGTTCTCCGGATAGCGCGCCACCAACAGCCGGAAGATGGTCCCCAGGCGGTTCTGGTTCTTCTCCTCAGCGAGCACGCTGGACCAGATCGCGCGCGGCGTCCCGTTCCAGTTCACAAGTTCAACGCCGATGTTCGCTTCCACGGCAAGCGCCTGAATACTCGGCACATCGCGCAGCAGGTGGGAACATACTTCCACAAATGCCGTCATGATAACGCCCGCATAAACGACTGGATGTCCCGAACCTTACCCCTCACTACGCCATCCGATTCCCTTTTGCCGCAGTCCCTAGTTGTTCGCAGCAAAAGGGAATCGCAACTCGGTCCACCCGCTTGCCGCCCCATACAGATCGCGCACCCTCCCCCGATCCCCTGGCGACAAACGATTCCGGGCCCCGCGCGCCCGCCTGTCCTTCACCCACCGCGCCGGCACGTAGTAGAACATGATGCTCTCCTCGTCGACGTATACCTGATCCACCACATCTGTGCCCAAAGGCCAGCGCACCCACTGCAATTGCCATTGCTCATACGCGACGCCATTCTCAAGGCACCACCGCTGCACCTCGTCAAAATCCCACGGGATTGCTGCCACCGCCGCCGCCGTCGCATGCTCATGCTCAAACCCCAACGCATGCCCGGCCTCATGCAGCCACACCCGCCGCACATCATCGTCGCTCGCCGACGGCAACAGCGCCAGATTCATCGTCGGCCTGCCGCTCAACTGCGGGTACTCCCCCACATACGACCACGACGGACCCGGTTGGAACGTCGCCTGGATTTCTGCATCCGCATCGTCCACGAACACAAACCCCAGCGCACTGGCACTCGACCATCCCTCGGGCCCCGCCTCGATCGCCTCGATGCGCCGATGCAACGACGCGTCACCGTCCAACCACCGCACCCGTAGCGGCCCTCGCCCGCGCGGCCACCGCCTGGGCAAATAGAGCGCCAACTCCGGCGTTCCATCGAAAATTGGAGGCTGCCCGCAGATCATCGCGGGCGCACGCGAATCCGCATCGACCGCTCGTCTGTTCGACCGGCGCTCGTCGTGATCCGGCAAGTCACACGGTAGTCCTGCCCATCCACCCCGCCCGACAGCCACGCCCGCACCACCGTCGCCCCGTTGATCGACGCGTGGCTGTCCAGGGTCAGACCAACAGGGACCACGACCTCGTAGCTCGTAATCGTCTCCCCGTCGGCCAGCCAGTTCGTCGCACCACTGCCGTTTGTCAGCGCCTTCCAGTCGAAATACCACTCCAGGACGGCTTCCGCGGCTTTGGGAAATGAGTTCGCCATCGCCTTATCCGCCGCGCAGCGCCTCGAGCACTGCCGCCCTCTCCACGTCGCTCATCCCCGCCACTCGCTCCTGCGCCGCCCGCGTCGCCTGTTTGCGATCCAGTTCGGCGTGGATGGCCTGCGCCTCTACCTTCAGCGCCGCCCGCGCCTCCGCATTGCGCGCCAGCGCCTCCTGCAGCGCCTCGACGCTCATCTCCGCATAGTTGCTCATCGTCTGCTCCTGATCACCTTCGGTGTCCCAAATACTTCCCTCGACCGGATGCCGGTCACGCCCTTCGCCCTCTTCAACGGGATCTGCCGCCGCAACGTGCTGTCCCACGCCGCCAGATTCTGCGCCTCCGCCTGAATGTCCTGTCGGCTGCTCAGCCCCAGCGGCACCCCCAGCCGTAGCAAAATCGCCTGATCGCCGGCGATCTGCTCCGCGTGCGCCAGCTCCTCCGCCCGCTTCGCCTGGGCCAGAATTGCCGCCGCCAGTTCCAGCGCCGCATCCCACGGCATGTCAAAGACCGCACGCCCCTCGCGCACCACGACGACGTTCACGCCCTCCTGCCGCACCGACACCTGCACCGGCCTCACGATCCCATGTCCCATTTTCACCTTTCCGCCTCTAGAGCTTGAAGATGCGGTTGCTACCACTGTCCCACTGCACCGTGATGTTCCCCCCGTTCGGCGTCACCGGCAGCCCCGTCGCCGTGTCGATGTTCGCGATCAGCAGCGACGTGCTCTCCGTCCCTGTGTGCTGATAGATGTCGACGCTCTCCGACACATCGCCGGTCACGCTCGACAACGTCACATCCGCGGCGTCCGCCACCCCCGCCGTCGTCGTCTTCGAACCAAACGAGGACGACGTCGCCACCCGCGCCGCCACCGCCCGATCCGCCAGGTCTTCGTCTACGGCCAGGTCAATCGTGTCGTCCGCCTCGTCGATCAGGATCAGACGGATGTCATTCGCATCCCAATCGATATCCGCCGCCAAAAAACCCTGCCGCCCTCGGTCATACAGTGAATTCGCCATCCTATACCTCCGCCTTCACGATCCGAACCTCATTCTCGATGGACACCCTGCGCCCTTCCCACTCAATCCCCATCCTCCGCCCCTCCCACTCAATCGCTAGCGTCCGCTCTGCCACCAGCTGCAGCAGCAGCAGCGCCACACCAAACGCCTCGCCCGTAACCACACCGCTCGGCGTCAGGAACTGCGTCAAACCCTCGCCGCCCAGCGCCACAACCCCAAACGACTCCCCACTCGCCCCGCCTATCGGCAGCAGCACCACTGCCCCCGGCGCAATCGTCGCAGATCCAAACTCCGCCGCGCTCGCAATCCCACCCGGCAGCAGCAGCGCCCCGCCGGCAGCCAACGTAGCCGCGCCAAACGCCTCGGCGCTGCCCACGCCACTGCCAAGTATCAGCGTCCCGCCAGCCAGCACCGCCAGCGCGCCGAACGCCTCGCCAGACACCGCCGACGCGGGCAGGATCAGCACGCCGCCGGGCACAAGCGCCGCCGCGCCAAACGTTTCCGCACTCGCTGCGCCCGTCGCCGCGACGACCGCAAACGCACCGAGGGCCGCACCGCCAAACGCCTCGCCCGATACAGCGCTGCTTGCCAGTACCACCACCGCCCCAGGGGCCACCGTCGCACTGCCAAACGTCGTCGTACTCCCCATCCCCGCCGGCAGCACGACGCTACCCACGGCGAGCAACGCCGCGCCGTGGGCCTCCGCCGACAACACCCCGCTCGGCAATACCACCACGCCGCCAGGCAGCATAGCCGCGCTGCCGTGCCCCTCGGTGCTGCTGATTCCGACCGCTGCCACTGTATACCCGCTCGTTACAGTCGCGCCGCCGTGTGTTTCGGCACTCGTCACGCCCGCCGGCAACACACTCGTCGCACCGGGCACAATCGCCGCCCCACCCACGGCCTCGGCGCTTGCTGCCCCCGACGGAGACACACTGACACCGCCTGGAGAGACTGTACCACCGCCATGCGCCTCCGCCGACGACACCCCGCCCGGCAGCACGCTCACCGCGCCGGGCACAACCGTCGCGCTGCCGTGCACCTCAGCCGACGACACCCCGCCCGGCAGCACGTTCACCGCGCCGCGTGCAATCGTCGCACTGCCATGCGCCTCAGCGCTCCCTACCCCCGTCGGCAGCACGCTCACCGCACCCCGTGCAAGCGTCGCGCTGCCGTGGGCCTCAGCCGACGAGATCCCGCTCGCCAGTACGCTCACCGCACCGGGCACAACCGACGCGCTGCCATGCGCCTCAGCGCTCCCTACCCCCGTCGGCAGCACGCCGAGTCCAAGCAGCAGGACGCCGAACGCCTCGACGCTCCCCACGCCGCTCGGGGCCACAGACACCGCACCCGGCTGTAGCGCCGAACTGCCAAATGCCTCACCGCTCGCAATCGCCGACGGTGAGATTGTCTGCGCCCCGCTCCCCGCTGGAAGCAGCGCCAGGTGGAACGTCGCCCAGTCGCCAGTGTTGCTGGAATCGCCGAATGTCTTCGTGCCCGTCGAGCCGGTGGCCGCCGTCGCCCGCTCCCACAATTCGCAGCCGCCGAGTTGCTCGCGCTGCGTGTAGCCAGTCGAGCCCGCCCCGATGTTTTTGCCGCTGAGGTTTGCCATGCCGACGACACACATGGTGTCGGCGACGGTCGTTGTAATTGAGGCTGCAATTACAGGGTAACCCGTCGTGGAGTACCCTGCCGCCGCCTCAAACGGCGTGCCCGATGCGGCGCAGCCAGACCACGCGCCGACGGTGACGATGCGCCAGTTCGACGTAGACATCGAAAACGTCCACGACGATGGTTCGCTCGCCGCGCGTTTCCACGCGAGCCGCACCCACGCGTCGCCGTTGTTGTTGACCTGCTCAGCCGCGACCCACGCCCAGCCGCTCGGCAGCGTCCACGCGCCAGCCTCGCGGTAGGTAACGGCGATCAGGATGTCACCGTCAACCGTGCCCGTGGGCTTGTTGACAGTGACGTTTGTGCCTGTGCTGTTACCGGCGCTGCTACCAGCGCGCCACGCGATTGCCATAGGGTATCAGTTGGGCAGAGTCACGACCCCGCCGCCGGGGAAGACTCGCTGCGCGGAATTGCCGGGGAACTGGATGCTTTGTAGCGTCGGCTGGATCACCTGCTGTGCGCATTCGACGTTGTAGGTGCGGTCGCCCACAACCTGTTGCGCGCTGCATCGCGGGTCAGTCGGCCCGCTCACGATATTGCCGAACTGATCCGCCCAGAACGTGCCACGCACCGGTGAACGGCCTGCGTACCATGCGAATTCGATACGCCGCTCAAGGTTGCGCGGGTAGCCCGTCGAGACCCACGTCGCCGGATTCGCCGGATCACCGCCGTCACGGTAGTTGGGCGCGATGTTGAAGCCAAAGTCGGGACGCCAGCCGCCGTTTCCGCCCGCACGGGCGTACCAGTTTTCAAAGCGCAACTGGTTGCACGGCGGTGCGGCGTTGACCATGATGATCGGGCGTATGCCGCTGTCCGTGCCGCACACGACAACCTTCTGCGATCCGGTGTTGTTGCCCGTGCCGAAATCCATCCAGCCAGAGAAGTGCGACACCGCGCCGGTCATGTCTTTCACCCACAGCTGGAACGAGTGGAAGCGCCCGCCCTGCCCCGCCGGATTCACATCGAGGTGGAAGACGCCGAACCAGTCTTGGCCGTCGGTGAACTTGCCGGCCCATTGTTTGAAGCCGGTGTGCTTCCAGTAGGCTGCATTCTCGCCAGGCGTACCGTGGTCATGGGCGAACATCGGGTGATAGCCCGCGTCGGTCACCCACTGCGGTACAGGATCGCCATGCTCGTGTGCCGGTCTGTCGCCGTGCGCGCCGGGCGCATGCCACATCATGTCGGTCATGTCGGGCGTCGCCGTTGGCGCGACAACTGTCGGCGTCGGTGTGGGTGGTTCCGGCGTTGCGGTAGGCGGTGCGGGCGTCGCCGTCGCCTCAAGCGGAAGGCATTCCATCGACAACATGCCGCCGTCGCCCTGCCAGAACCGGCAGCGGTAGGGGTAGTCCTGAGCCAGCGCCGCGCCGGCCAGCACAAAGAGCAGCGCGACAACCAGCGCCGCCACAAGGATTGACTTTTTCATTCGTGTGTCTCCATTCCGGCATCCGCCGCCGAAGGGGGAGGCGGGGCCACAAAACCTTCATCGATACTGCGAATCTGCCAGTCTTCCGGTACGTTGAGCGCCTCGCGCAGTGTGCCGATTGTCGTCTCGACAAGTCCCTCGACTTCCGCTTTGAGGCGCAGCCATTCGCGCAGGCGCGCCGCCGTAGCCGGAGGAACAGGGATCGTGTTACCAATGGACATTCGTTTCAGCCTCCTCGCGCAGGTCTGCGCTGGCGTCCTGATAGTATTTTTCGACGGCGATGCGCCGCATGTACTCGGCTAACTGCGCCGCCACGTGGTCGAGTTTGGCTTGATTGCTCGCGCCGGGGTCTGCGCCGGTAGCGTGCGCGAAATTCAGCAGCACGTTAACCGCCGCCGTATCGTCGGCTGTGCTGAGTGTGCTCGTGAGCGGCCCGACGGTGGTGATGGTCAGGGAAGTGGTCATGACATGGATGTCCAGTAGGGTATGTAGATCGTCGTCGTGCCGACGTACGCCTTGAGCCAGCCCGCCGACGCGACGCCGCTCGAAGTCGAGTTCATCCGCACCGTGCCCGTGCCGGTGCTGACGCCGGTGGTCACGTCGGTCAGCCCAACGTAGCCGCTGATGCCGCCCTGGTCGCCGTTGACGTAGACCCCATACTCGGCAATCAATTCACCGCTCGATTGCACAGTGGCGCGCAGCGTGTTGTTGGTGCGCAGTTTGATGGCCCCAGCCTCATTGGTGCGCAGGTTGAGGTCGCCTGTGCCCCTGTGGATGATGCTGGACGGTGCATCCGCGCCGCTGTTGGCGCGGATGATGCGCAGCCCGTAGTCGGTGTAAGTCGCGTCGCCGACGATGTCGATGTACGAGTTGCCGCTCCCCGTGCGCCCATACCCCAGTTCAATCGACGCGTCGCCCGTGGAGAGTGCAGCCGCCTGCCCGATGGTGAGCGACGGCGTCGAATCGCTGCTCCCGATCACCATGTCGCCGGACGTCGTGAGCACGCCGGTCACCGTCGCGCCGGTGCTGACGATGGCTAGTTTGGTCGAGCCGCCGTATTGCAGGTTGGGGCCGGTGGCGTAGTCGATTGTTTGCACGGTGAGCGCGCCGGTCAGGGTCGCGTCTGCTGCACCGATGGCCCCCGTAATGTTGACGCCCGTGCTTACGACCGCCAGTTTGGTCGAGCCGTTGTACTGCAACTGCACACCAGCGGAGTAGTTGATAACAGGCAACACAGATGTGCCAGTTGCATTGATGCGAGCTGCACTGATGCCCTGCGTTACCACCAAGGCATTCGTTGCTGGGCCTGACACTTCGAGCGAGCCGTCGATCTCGACGGTCTTGGTGCTGCTCCGCAAGAGCATTTGGATTGAGTTACCGCCCGTGCCGTAGGCAATGAGGTCAATGATCCCGTTCGTCGCCCCGCCGCCATGCTCCGCCGCAAGTTGCAGGTAGTGAGCGTAGCCATCCGGCGGATTCCCGCTGGGCCTGCCACCCAATTTCATGAAGAAGTATGGGCTGCTGAGCATGGAGTACAGGCCGCCACGCTCGACTGCGCCCGCGCCAGTCCAGAAAGAGAAGCCGCGCAGGGTGGCGTAGGCACTTGATGATTCCAGGTTATAGCCATCTACTGAGTCAACCCAGGCGAACTTTGCACCGCCCGACCACCATTGCATCGGCAGGTTGTTGATGCGATTTGTATAGGATGACAGCCGGATGTACTGGTCGGCGTCGGTCACCCCCGAACCGGCGTAGAGGCCGTATTCGTCCGCCTGCGCCGTGATGCCGCGCAGGTTGCCCAGGCGCAGACGCACGGTCTGCCCGTTCTGCGGATGCGTCGTCCATTTGATGAATTGCAAGTATGGCGAATTGAGAGCATATGCGCCGTCGATGGCGTTGACCTCATAAAGCCCGTTGCCGCTCGTGCCGTAGTCGAGCACGATGGCGTCGGCGTTGATCGTCCCCGTCGCCGTCCCGCCCTGCGCTCCGCTCGACCGGCTGAATGTGTAGCGCTGCGTTTTCGTAGCCGAGTCAAAGCCGCTTGTGCCGTACGATGTATCGAGTGTGACCGTTCCCCATGCGTCGGCGATGGTGAGCGCCCCGCCCGCCCGCGAGAACTTGCGGAAACGCGCGTAATCGCCGTTGACGAAGACGGCCATGCCGGTCGCGCTGGGCAGGTCGCGCACGACGAAGGTGGTGCTGCTCCCCGTCGCGGGCAGCGTAAAATCGGCGTAGACCACCGCCACGCTCTTGCTGATGATCTGCCCGCCAGCGAGCGCCTGTTCGAGGTCGGCGATGAACGATTTGGCATGCAGTTCGTCGGCGAACAGATAGCGGAAATCCGCGCCGCCCGCGTAGTCGATACCCCAGCCCGTCGATTGCGAGATGTAGTTGTCGCTCTGGATGCGCACCGACGGCTGGATGCGCAGGAGATTTGTCGAGGCGTTGAGTTTGAGGTCGCCCGACGCATTTTCGAGCAATGGCGCACGCAGGTTGGTAGAGGCGTGCACCATCGACGCCGTGGTGATACCGCTCGCCGGCGCTAGCACAAGGTTGCCGGAGGCCGTGCTGATCTCCGGCGTGCGCACGCGCGTGCTGGCGTAGAGCGATGAGGCGAGCGTAATGCCCGATGTCGGGGCCAGCGTAAGGTCGGACGGCGCGTCGATGAGCGGCGTCGTCACAGCAGTTGTCACGTTGAGGTCGTAGAGCGTGAGCAGCCCGCCGGAGTTCGTGCGCAGGATCGCGCCCGCCGCGCCAGGGCTGCTCGACGGCGAGAGCAGCGCCGGCGTGTTTGCGGCTGAGAGGCCGAAAACGTCGAGCGCCGCGCCGCCCACATACTGGTGATGCGCCGCATCGAGCATCCCGTGCAGTTTCGCGTGGTGTGCGTTCGGGTCCGCCGCGTGCGCGCTGATGTCCACCCCGTCGACGGTCTTCCCCGCCTCGACGGCCAGATTCCCGCTCAGCGGGCGCGTGCCATCCAGCAGCAGGAATTGCGGGCCCTGATCGTTGCTCAGCGTCCCCGAGTGGTAGGGACCGTTGAGCGCGTGCTGGCTCATCCCGCCGCCGCCCGCCCCGCCGCCGCCGGCAGGCCCGCCCACGATCCACGGCAGCACATACGGCTTCAGCCCCTGCGCCAGCGCCCCATAGTCGATTTCGCCCGCCATCCCTCGCGCCATCCCCAATCCCTAATTCCTAATCCCTAGTCCCTAATCCCTAATCCCTAGTCCCTAGTCCCTAGTCCCTAGTCCCTAGTCCCTAGTCCCTAGTCCTTTGCCGCCTTTGCGTTGACGCTGTTACGCCGTGGCCATCGACCGCGGCGTAAGCCGCAGTCGCTCCCCCCCCACGTCATACTCGGCGCGCTCCACGAAGAAGCGCGCCGCCTCGGCCAGCAGCCCCGCCCGCGACGGCACGCCCTCGATCCGCACCCACTGCCCCACCGGCAGCACGCCCGTCTCCGCCAGCCCGCCCACCGCATTGCGCAGTCTGCCGTCCGTCCCCAGCAGCATCTCCGTCTCGCCCTCCACCGGCTCCGCATCCACCACCGCGCCCCGCCCCGAGCTCACCCACGCCCGCAGCCCCTCCTCGCTCGCCGTCCCCACCTCCAGCAGCCGCTCCACCTCGTCACGGATCGACAGCGTCCCGTCCCGATACTGGCACTCCTCGACCCCCGTGGCCACCCGCATGTCGACGGCCGTCACAAACTGCCCGCTCGCCAGCATCTCCGCCATCTGCTGCGACGTCGCCTCGCTTCCCAGGAGGAGGAACGGCATGTCCGCATCCGGCACATTCGCCGCCCACGACCCCGAATACACCTTCAGATTCCCTCGTGGGTACGTCGTCGCCGTCTCGATCCCCACCGCATAGCCGGTCGCCACCGACGGCGACCCCGTGCAGTCCACCACAATCCAGTAGTTCGTCGCCGGGTTCAATGCCAGGTCCGTCGCCAGATCCGCACTCACCCAGTCCATCGCCGTCGCCACGTTGGCGGCTGCCACCGTCACCGTCGCCAGCACAGTGTTCGGATTTCCCCCGCTGTCCGAGTAGATTCGCATTCGGAAGTTGTCTGTGGGCGCCCCGATTTTGCGCGCCCGCACCGCCACACTCCGCACGCTCCACCCCGTCGCCGTCGCCAATTGAAACTTCTGTCCTACCCGCTCGCGCGGCGTCGTCGTCGCATCGTCGACGATGAATGGCATGTCCGCATCTGGAACCCGAAATACCCACTCATCGTGGGCCACATCGAAGATTTTCATCCAGCCGCCGGCGTACGTCTTTCCCGTCTCCACCCCCACCGCATAGCCGGTCGTCGCAGATTCTTCAAGGTTGGGCACCTCAGCCGCATCCACCACCACCCAGTAGTTCGTCCCCGCCGCCAGCACCAGGTCGCTGCTCAGATTTGCACTGACCCAGCCCATCGTCGCTCCCACGCTCGCCGGCTGCACCGTCGCCGACGCCAGCGCGCTACCCGGACTCCCAGTCTCACCATTCGTATAAATGTGCAGCCGCAACTCATACGTCGGAGACCCGTTCTTGCGTGCTCGCACCGCCAGGCTGCGCACCGTCGTCGTCGAGGCAACCTGGAAAGCCTGTCCTATCTGCGTGACCTCGTTGAAAAACACCACCTCTTCATCCGCCGCCGCCGTGTGTGCGGCGCCCCCCGTCGATACCTCAAGGATCACTTCGTCGTCCGCCACCGCCTCGTGGCTCTCGCGCCCTTCCGGTTGGCTGTAAAATTGCCACCCCAGCGTCTGCCATGCACCCACGCACAGCAGTCGCCCGCCATTCAACTCGTCGAGCGCCAGCGTCGCCTGTGGGGCCTTGCGCCGCGCCAGCGTCTTCGCCCGCAACGCCGTCGCCTGTCCAGGGCTTGTGTCCGCCAATGTCTCTCGCACTTCTTTGATGCCATACAGCGCCTGAGACGCCGTGTCCTCCGCCCATGCCGTCGTTCCCCGCGTCTGTTGCCCATCCGGCCCCATGTATGTGTAGGCCACACACACACGGTTCGCCATCGCCTCCAGCGTCAGACCGACCGTAACCTTGCCCACCCCAATCTGCGCACCGACGATATACCCCCACCACACCAGGTTCCCCTGCGCATTGCGAATCGTCACCCACCCGCGCAGCCAGTTCAGCGCCTGCCACAGTGCATCCCCCGCGCCGTCGATCCGAATCTCCGCCCTCTCCGGCCCGCCCCACACATGCGCCGAAAAGTACGTCGGCTCCAGCATCAACTGCTCCGCCCGCACCGGCGTCCCATATCGATCCACCACCTCGACCCGCCACCCCATCCCCTCTCCCCCTGCCGTTGCGATTCCTTGCGCCCTTGCGCTGAGCAGTGAAGCCGTTACGCCGTTGCCGTTACACCGTCGCCCGCCGCGGCCGGTACCACATCCGCACCGAGTGCGTCAGCGTAATCGGCGTCGTCCCATTGCTCAGCATCTCCCACACCCACACCCGCTGCGTCCGACCTGGGTATATCATCAGCGGCGAGCCGTAGGTCACCAGGATGGGGTAGGTGTACGTCGCATCGGCGACATAGGCCCGCCCCTCGATCTCGTCGAATTCCAGATACTCGTTGTTCAGCACCGAATACCCGAGCTCATACACATAGCGATACCCGTCAGGCCCCACCAGCCCGATATAGTCGATGTCCAGGTTTGCCGTCCCCGCAGGCCGCTTCGCCCACAGCACCAGACGCACCTGCCCGTAGTTCGTCCCCCAGGACCCCGGCGGGATCGGCACCGCTCCCGTGTCGTGCAGCCGCGTCCCCGCCGCCAGCGCAACCTCCTGTCCTTCCCACAGCAGCACGAGACCCGCAAAGTCATATATGGACCACTTCACTGTCGTGCCTGTCGGCGCATCCCCGGCCAGCGCCATCAGCAGCTGCAGCCATCGTCCACCCGCCGCCATCATCGCCGCCGGCACCACCCAGTGACAGACGATCGCCCCCGTTGCACCTACGCTGAACCGCGCATAGTATCCGCCGGATGAGGAGCCGTTCGCCTGATCCGATCCATACCCACTTACCTGGTTCTCGCCCTGAATCACATGCCCAAACGTCGTCGGCGCTGCCAGCGCATTGATCCCCACGTGCAACCGCGCATACCCCTGTCCGCTCCCCGTGTTGTTGATCAGCCGCAACCGCACCGGCGCAGGCAGCGTCCCGCCCACCTGGGTATCTGCCACCTGCACCCAGTTGTTGACGCCGTCGTTCGTCAGCGTCCGACCGCCCGTCGCCGCACTCTGCCCGTTCGCCGAGATCGCCAACTCCGTCTCCGGGCCTTCCCACCATGGAGCCCGCTCCAGAATCACCGCATACCGGATCGCCGGCGTCGAATCGCCCAGTCGTCGATACGCGGGTTCTGCGCTCCACACCACCCTGCCATCGAGTATCTCGCTCCGGTACAGCGTGTCGCTGTCGACCGGCTTGTACTCGACGAAGACACGTGTCCCCAATCCCGACGCTCGCCTCCGCCGCGCGTCGTCCAGCAGCTTTTCGATGCTGTTCGCCGCACTCCGAATCTGCGCTGCCGTCCCGCTCCCCACGATCTCGGCTGTCTCCGAAACCTGCGCCCCGCCCGCGCTGGCCGTCGCAGGGAAATACGTGCAGCCCGCGATCCCTGTCTGCCCGCTCAATGTCACCGTCGTCGTCCCGTCCGTCACCCGCAGCTGCATCCCCTACCCCCACTTATGACCTGGCTTCTGCCCTTGCCGTCCTCCACGCCCCCGCGTCAGGCACTCCTTCGCCTCACCAGGTCATTCAGTTTCCAGCGCAGTTCTTCCCAATCCAACTCGCTCTGAATGTAGACCGGCCCGACCGTTACCTGTGTCCCGCCCGACCCGGCCCCGGCCAGCGCCATCGACTCCTCGTTGCTCCAGATTCGCGTCCCCCGAGGCAGGGCTACCAGTTCCGGCCCCTCTTCGCCCACCCACGTCAGACCGCCCTCAAAATAGCGAGTCCCCTTTGCGTGCAGTCCGATGTCTCCACCCGGCGTCGCTCCTCCCAGATTCGGACCGGTCCATCCCCCAAATGGATTGGCAAACACGTGGCTCCGTAGCCACTCCCACAGCCCCTTCAGCGTGTCCCACACATACTCGACGACCTCGATCACATTCTCGACTGCATCAGTCAGCGAATTCCAGATGTTGTCCCACGTCCCCTTGAGCGAGGTGATGATCGCCTCCACGTTCACGCCCATATCCGTCAGCGTGTTGACCACGGCGTCATAGATCGTTGCGAACACTGCTACGATCTCATCCCGCAGGTTCGCCATCGTTTCCAGCACAAATGCCCCGAATGTCGCCATGATCGTCTGGGCGCTCGTCCATGCCGATGCCCAATCCCCCTCGATCAGCGCCACAATCAGGTTGATCGCCTCGCTGATGATCGTCGCCATCGTCTGGATCGTCAGCTGCAACTGCTGCAGGATTGGCGTCGCAAGGGCGCTCAGGTTCTCAATCGCACTCGCAAGCAGATTGATTCCGAAATCGATGATGACCGTCAGCGCCGCCGCGATGTATCCCAGAATAGGCTGAATCGCCGTCCACAGATTGCTGAACGATGTCCCCACCTGCACCAGTGCATCGGCGATCGTCGTCACCAGCATCTGAAATACCGGAGTCAGCGCATCGATCTGTGGTCCAATCGCCTGGAATGCCTCACCCAGCCGCCCGATGGCAGGCGCCAGGAACGTCGACACCTGGTTCCATACGTTTTGCATCCCTGTCCACAGCCCGCTCAGCGCTGTCTGCACCGTCGTCAGTGTCGGGCCGATGCTCGCCGACGCCGTCGTCACAGACCCGCTGATCGCCGCCCATGCCGTCGCAAACGCCGCCTGCAGCGCCGCCAGAGCCGGAGGAATCACCGACTGCAACCATGCCCACGCCTGAGCCAGCAGCGGTTGTATCACCGCCCACGCCGCCACCGTCTTTTCCTGTATCCCGCCAAAATTCGTCGCCCACGCCAGCCCCAGCAGCGCCACCGCCGCAATCACCAGGCCAATCGGCGAAATCAGTACAGCGATTGCGCTCACCAGCGCTCCAAGCACCAGCAACAGCGGGCCTGCCAAAGCGGCCGCCACCAGCACAATCGCGCCCCATCGCTGCACCTCCGGCGACAGATTCGTAATCCCGGCCAGCATATCCGCTGCGCCGCGCACCATCCCGTTCAACGTCTCCAGAAACGGCGTCGCGCTCTCGATCAGTACAGAATCCAGCGTCCCCTTGAGGTACTCCAGCGCGCCGCTCAATCCCTTCATGCGCGCATTGGCCGCTTCCTCCGCCGCCCCCGCTTCCGTAATCTTCCCCGCCATCTTCCCGTATGCGCCGCTTCCCTCTTTCAGCAGGATGTTGATCGCCCGCATCGCATCTGCCCCAAAGATCGTCTGCAGCGTCGCATTTCGCTGCGCCTCGCTCATCCCTCCCAGTCCGGCCTCAATACTCCCGAGGATCGTTCCCAGGTTGTTCATGTTCCCCAGGGAGTCATAGACAGCGATCCCGTACTCTTCCATCAACCCCTTCGCCTTTGCGGTCGGCGCCGCCAGGCGCATGAACATCGTCTTCAGACTTGTGCCCGCATCGCTCCCCTTCAGCCCGTTATTCCCCATCACCGCCAGCGCAGTCGCCACCTCCTCGATCGAAAATCCGAAGGAGGATGCCACGGCCGCGCTCATGTTGAACGCCTGCGCCAGATCCGTCACCTCCACGCTCGACGAGTTCGCCGCCGCCGCCAGCAGGTCCGCCACCTCTCCCGTCTGCGCCGCCTCCAGACCAAAAGCGTTGATGGCATTCGCCGCAATCTCCGCCGCCGATGCAACCCCAATGTTGCCCGCCGCCGCCAGGTTGAGGATTCCGGGCGTCGCCGCCAACACCTGATTGACGTCCATCCCCGCCTTCGCCAACTCAAGTTGCGCTGCAGCTGCCTCCTGCGCCGAAAATGCCGTGTCACGTCCCAACTCGAGCGCCTGCGCCTGCAACGCCGCCATCTGCGATTCCGTCGCCCCGCTCACCGCCTGCATGATGTTCATGCTCTGCTCAAACTGCGCCGCACTGTTGAGCGCAGCCAGCCCCATCCCCATCAGCGGCGCGCTTACGCCGATGCTCAGCGACGCTCCCATCCCGCGCAGCGACTGGCCAAAACTCCGCACTCTCTGTTGGGCGGTTTGCAGGGCGCCCGTCAACCCTCCGACGTCGCCCCCAATCCGCACTACCAGCGTCCCAACCGTTGCCATTCCGCTCCCTGTTTCCGACTCATGAATCACGGGCCGTCACGCCCGCACAACTTCCTTGGTCTTCCTGCCAATCGCCACGGTAGCAGCGCCCTTCGTCGCCTCGAACCCGGGCCGTATGAACGGCCGTGCCCGTCCTCCGGGATGTTTGACCCGCCTCCTCACCCCAATCCCAGGGATGCTCAGAGCGGCTTTCCGACCGCGCTTCCGCCGCCGTGGCTCGATCGCATGCGCCTTCGTCCCAAACTCCAGAAACCGCGCCAGATAGTTCAACTTCTTCTCGACGCCTACGTCGACCGCAATTTTCGTTCCGCCCCGCACTTTCGTTTCGCGTGTCGTCGCCGACGCCATCCTTCCGGGCGCTCGTGTACGAATCCCTTCCTGCACAACCTCTGCCCCTGCATCAAAGATTGGTTCGGCCCCCTTGACGACGTCCACACCGCGCCGTTGCAGCTCACGCAGCACCTCGTCCATCCCCTCGATCGTGATTGCTCCACCCACCCATTTCGACATACCTGCCCCCTCCCTGCCGGCGTCCCTTGCTCCCTCGCGCCTTTGCGCCTTTGCGTTACGGAGCGGCTGTCACGTCTGAATCTCGTAACACAAGGCGAGGAGCTCAGCCCCCCGCCCGTCCGGGTCCATCACACCCACCACCTCGAATGTGCGCCCCTCGATCATCAGCCTGTTTGCCGCCGGCGACAGTGCCCGATGCCGCATCCGGCACTGATAACTCACCCGCGCCTGCACCTGGTCTCCCATCTGCGCAAACGCCTCACGCGTCCCTGTCAGCAGCGCCTCCAGGCTCCCCCACACCGTCGCAGTCGTCGACCACGTCTCCACCATCTCCCCGTAATCGTTCGCCGCCGCGCTCTTTGTCTGCACCTCCACCCGCTTCCGCAATCGCCCCGCTCGCATTCCTCTCCTCCTCTATCCCTTCTCCGCTCGAAGAAGAATCGGGGCCAGGGCCAGGGTCTGTCGCCCTCTCGCCTGCTCGTTCGGCTGCATCGGATGATTGCCCTTGCTCGGCGAGTCGCCTGTCCAGCCAGTCCGAGAGCGCCATCTCTCGTTTCGGTTTCCCGTACTCGGGGACAAAATCATCCAGTGACAAGTTCTTGCCGCCCTTGCGCCGGTTCACCGCCGCAATCGTGCTCGCCACCACTGCCGCCTGGTAGTCTCCTCGCCGTCCCCCAATCGGCTCCACCAGATCGAACGCGGCCCATTCCGTCAACTCCCGCTCAGTAAGCGCAGGCAGCAACTCGCGTACCGTGCGCCCGAGCGCAAGCGCCAGGCGAAAGATCAGTCGCCGGCGGGGGTCTCGGCGAAATTTTCCGCCAGCTCCTGCACGTCGCTCTCGCGCATGCCGGCCAACTCGGACGCCTTGGCGAATATCCTGTCCAGCGCCCGCGCGCTCTTTTGTCCCAGCGCCTCCACATCGCCCAGCGTGAAGAGCGCGCGCCCGCCTTCGTCGACCAGAGTTGCCGCCACCAGTTTCGCCCGGATGTTTCGCACATTGGTTCGTACATCGCGCCCGTTGCGTTGTACGATCTCTCCCTCGAACGTATCGCGCTCCGCAGCCGTCAGCGTCTTGATGCGTACCCAACCTCCCCATTCGGGCACTTCAATTTCCTCAACTGGCAGGTCCTGCGCCGCCAGGATTGCCGCCTTCCCCACAAATTTCTTCGCGTCGCCCATGCCTCTCCCCACTCACTGAACCCGTGTCGTTGTTGTTCTCTGCACCCCGCTGCGCCTGGGCGTCACTGCGTATTGCAGTTGTGCCATTACGCCAACGTCGGCGCGCCGCTGATCTGCAGCGTGATTTCCGCCGTCAGCTTGTCGTCAAACGGTGCACTCGGCGTGAACCCCGTCACATACGCCGTGAACACGTCGTGGGTCACCGGCGTTGTCGGGTAGGAGATTGCAAACGAACTGCTCGCCCGCTGCAACATCAGATACCGAAGACCGCCCGCCGCGTTCTTGTGCGTAGCATCGTTCGGGTCCCACTGAATGCGCAGCGTGATCTCGCCTGCATCGATGAAACTCGGCCGCACCTCGCGGTAGGCAGAGCCCGAATCGTGAGCCGTCATGTCCAGCATCTCTACGGACGCCTCTGGCCCCTCGATGCTCTCGATGTTAATCACGGCGGTCCCCGCCGTCCCGCCAATCTTCAACGTTGTGCCAAATGCCGCATACTTCGCCATTTCCCCACCCCTTCTCTCCCAAACTCACTCATCATAACCACACCAGAAAATCAATCGCTATCACATGCAATCGCGTCACCTCGTCCCATCCAGCGTCAGCCTCTTCGCTCTCAAGGATGCCCTTCACAGTCTCGCCCTGGATCGTCCCGCGCCGCCCATCCAGGGCTGAGCTTATCGCCGCCGCCACCGCTTTCGCCCCTGCATATGTCGGCGAATGGCACAGATACGAAAGGCGCACGGCCCAAAGCCCAGCTGCCCCGCTGTGGTCGTGCTGCGGTTTGGACGACACCATCTCGTAGGTCACATAGGGCTGCGCAGTCCCCTGCGGCGCCACCTGCGGGTGAATGCGCGTTCCCACCAGCGCAGCCACTCCGGAATTTGCCAGCAGTTCCTTCACCAACGCCTGCTCGACCGCCATCCCATGTTCCCCTTACCAGACATACCGGAACCGATGCGGGTCCAGCGCCCACCGCGCCCCCAACGGCATCACGACCGGAGGCACATTCAGCATCGACACCGCCTCACGGTTCTCGTTCATGTGGCCAACCAGCCACCGCATCGCCTGCCGCACGCCCGCCGGGACCTCGTCCTCCTCGGCATACCCGCATACAAGACGCACCACGATCGGCAGACCAACATCCAGCTCGTCGCTCGGCCACATCTGATCGGGACGCAGCACGATTCGCCCAGGCTCATCCACACTGACAACCTGATACACGCCCGCCGAAAGCGTCGCCTGCGCCGCCCCTTTCGGCGTGTACTTCACGCTCGTCACGCTCTGCAGCGGCGGTTTGGGCAGATCAAAACATCCATCTCTGGGCCATTCCGCAAAGTACGCATCCCACGTCTGCGTCATCAGCGCCCTGCCCGTGTACTCCTCGCACCACTCCCGCGCCGCGCGCGCATATTCGCCGAGCAGGTCATCCTCATCGCTCACGCTCACGCGCAGATGCGCCTTCAGATCAGCCGTCGTCAAAGGCTCTTCCGCCGGGCCAGACACCCGCTGCCACGTCACTGCCCTCACGTCGTCACCGCCAGTTCCGCTTCGCTCCGGCCTTGCCCGCGCACCATGCACTTGCTCGCCACCACGTCGTGCCACACCACAAACGGCCCTTCTCTCTGCGCCCCTCTGCGTCCCTGCGCCTCTGCGTCGAATACCGCGGCGATGAAGTCGAAGTCGCTTGCGTACCGCCCACTCCCAAACGCATGTGCATGCCACATCCACACATCCCGGCGAACGATGTACGACGACACTCCCACATGGCCCAGAATCGGCGCCTTGCCCCATACCAGGTCATCGGGCAGGATGCCCAGACCGCCGCCGTGGTCCATCCGCACCATGATCACGCGCACTTCGGGCCCTTCGCCCGCAATGCGCCGCACGTCCGCCACCAGACCGGGATGGATGCATTCATCATCGTCATCCAGCACCCACACCCACTCGCCGAGCGGTTGGTGATGTGCCATGCGCTGGTAGGATGCTCCCACGCCGAGCCCCACCGTATCGACGAGGAATACCTGTTGCCAGTCGTCGTCGCTCTGCCGCATCAGGCTCGCAATGTTCCGCTGCAGCAGACCCGGCCTCCGATAGGTTCGCGTCACAACCTCCACCAGCGCCATCTCACCCCCACGCAACCCCTCGCCACAGCGCCGCAGAGACCGCCCCTTGCGTCCTTGCGTTAGGCAGTCACGCCGTTCGCCGCTTCCTCTGCGCCGGACCCGTTGCCCTCTCCCGATCCATCGCCCCCGCATCCACCGCGTGCTCGACTCCGTCGACAACACCAGTTACAGAGACATAGCCAGCACGCACCATCTCGCCCGCCTCCCCTGCACTCATCGTGTATGTCTCGCCGCGGGTCAGTCGCACCGCCGCCCCCTGCACCAACGCCGTCACATCCTGCAGGGCCCGCACCTGCACCTGCCGTCCCTGGCTGCTGTCCACTGTCAGCACCTCCTCCTCATGCACGTGCCCGCACAGCACTCCAAAGTGCGCCACCTGCCGGAGTCCCGCTCTCACGCAGTCCGTCGCAAAAGGGATGTCGGGCGCCTGCTCGCCGTCGGGCCGGAACGGGATACGCTCCAGCACCGGGCGGCGAATCAGCGTGCAGCCAAAACCTACGCCGCTCACCTCCACCACACCCTGCCTTCGCGCCCGCCTCAATTCCTCCGGGTACAGCGACAGACTCGACCCCAGGTTGCGCCCGCCGATGTATTGCCACGCGTTCACCACATTCGAGCCGTGCCGCAACAGATAGACCCCATACGCCACGGGAGCATCCGCCTCCCACAGCAGCGCCAGCGCGTCGGCGGGCAGCACCATGTCATGCTCCACCGTCAGCAGCGCATCAAACCCGCCATCCAGCGCATGCGCCCGTCCTCTCTGGTACTGCTCGAACACATTGCGGAGGTTCGGGGGCGGGTACGGATTGCGCCGCCCCACCTCCCACACCACCTCGCCGGCCCACTGCTGCCCCACCACCGAGGCCACTGTCTCTGGCCGCAGCGCCGTGCCATACGTCGGCGTGAACGCCAGTACCCGCATCGTTAGGCAGTCGGATGCGTGCCGTACTGGAACGCGAGCGCCTGCAACACCTTGAAGACCGCCATGAACCGATAGTTCAGGATGATCTCGCCGTAGGCCGCCCGCGACAGGTCATCACGCACCAGCGTCAGGCCGGGGAGCAGGCGCATCCCCATATACGCCCAGTTGCCGATCAGCACCGATTTGCCGCTCGCAGCCAGGGCCCCCATGTTGTCGTCGCTGTAGAGAGGCAATCCCTCCCACAGCCATGCGCCCGAACCGCCCTGCCCCCGCGCCTGATCCAGCACCGGGTTGAACACAAAGTGGCTCGTGTCGCGCAGGCCGCGCAGATAGCCCTCCGTCGCCCGCCGCATCAACCACGCCACATCCGCCCCCGCGGCGTAGCGCGCCGGCAGTTTGTAGAGCAGTTCAGGGATCTCCGCCCCGCCAATTGCCGTTGCCGAGTCGAACGTCAGACCGGCCGTGCCGTTCGCCAGCGCCTCCGTTACCAGCAGTTTGTTCAGCGTTGCCGCCATCCCATCCGCCACATAGCGCGCCAGGAAGGTCATCAGCCCGCTGTCCTCGCCCTGCAGCAACTGATAGGTGAGGTCCACCTTCTTCGTGTACATCACCAACGTCATTGCCTTCTGATTCACAGCGGGCGCATCACGATCGAACGGACCCGACTCACTCGTGGCCACGAACTCGCCCGTATCAGACTCGTCGTCCACAGGCACGTTCACCGTCAATTCCGAGCCAGGGATCGCCCGCACGTTCAAACGCTCATGCAGCGCCTGGGGCCGCAGCCGTTCGACGATTTGGTTGTAATGCCCGGTGGGCACCAGATAACCGCCGTCTGCCGGCGTCGTCACATTCATCGTCGTGTCATTGCTCGCCCGGAACTCTGCGAGTTCCCGCTGCGCCGCCACGTCGCCCGAGCGCACCCACCTGCAGAAGACGCCCTCCTCCGTGTCCGGAGTCCGGCGCCGGTGCACCGCCGGCGCGTTGCTCGCCGCCTGCTGCTGATGCGCGCTTCGCACTTCGGCCTCCTGCAGCCTTTCGGCGCGCGCGATGTCGGCATCCAGCGCCTCGATCTCCGCCATCAGCGCATCAAATTGCCCGCGTATTTCATCCGTGATCTCGCCCGCCGACAGGCTCCGCGCCTGTGCCACCAGATCGGCCCGCTTTCGGCGCATCTCAATGACGTCCATTCCCCACCTCCGCAATCTTCACCTTCATCTCCATCCGATTGCGCTCCTCCGTCTGCGCCCGCAGCACGGCCTCACGCTCTATCTCGTCGAGCGCCCGCTCGTTCGATTCATCCTGTTGTTCCTCTGTCTCCCTCTCCTGCCCCAGCGCCTCTGTGTCAGGCGCTTCCTCCGCTGTTCTCTGCGTCCCTCTACGCCTCTGCGCCTCTATGTCAGGGAGTTCCTGCAGTTGCGGTTCCTTGCGCCCTTGCGTTCCTTGCGCCCTTGCGTTGAGCGGTTCGTCCCCGTAAAGCTCGCGCACCGCAATCTCCGTGTCCGGATAGGCCGGAAACGTCACAGGGCTCACCTCATACAATTTGATCTTCTTCACTGTCCGGATCAACTGGCCTTCCTCGTCCTCGTCCCACTCGTCCTCGAGCACCCGGAACCCAATCGACATCTGGCTCACATCGCCCCGCTCCACGCTCGCCAAAAACGACTCCACCAGCGGCGTCGTCGGCGGCGTGATCTCCACCCACAGTCCCATCTTGTCTTCGACCAGCGACAGCGTCCCCGCCGTCGTCCGCCCCAACACAAACGCCGTGTCGTGGTTCCACAGCGCCCGAACGTCATCGCCGACGGTCTCGGCGAACGCGCCAGGCGCGACCTTCTCCCGGAAACCCCAGATCACCTGGCTGAGTTTGTCGAACACCGATGCGTAGCCTACGAGCTTGCGCGTCTTGTTCTCGTCCTCGGCCCGCACCTCGAAGCCGCCATCCACGATTCGCCGTTCCACTACGCACCTCCCCGCAGCACTTCCAGCACGGCCTCGGCAATCTGCCCGGCCCGTTCCTCTTCGTTCACCGCCGGCGCGGCCATCCTGTCGGCCACGGCCCACTGCACCGCATCCTCTAGCCCATCTGCGCCGATTGCCCGTAGCACCGGGCGGAACACGTCGACGGCCGCCACAGCAATCTCCGCTTCAAACCCGCTGCGCCCGCGTCGTCGATCCGCCATCTCTCGCCGCGCCAGCCGCCGCGCCCCATCTTCCACGATCACCGGCAGCCACTCCCGCCCTGAGGCATGCCCAGAGGAGGACAGTTGCTGTCCCTCCACGTCCCTCTGTGCCGCTGCGTCAGATGGCTGCTGCTCGTCGTTTGTCCCCACGGGGCTCATGTTCATCGGCGACAGGTACTCGTCGCCGCCCTCGATCGGGTTCATGTTCTCCCGCTCGCGAATATCGTTCACGCTCAGCCATCCCCATTGCCGCCCCATCGAATAGGCTTTGTACCGGGTTTCCGTGTCAGCCTGCAGAATGGCATCGCGCAGATGCTCAACAAAATAGGTCTGTCGTTCCGCAGGACGCATCAACTGCGCATGCACCGTCTGCTCGATCTGTGTCAGCCACGGTCCCACCGAGTACTGCAGGAAATCCATCGACTGCTGCTCGATGTTGGAGAACGTCGCCCGCGCCAGATCGCCAATCAGGTGCGGCGGCACTCCAAATGCCCGCGCGACCTCCGTCACCTGGAACTGCCGCGATTCCAGGAACTGCGCCTCTTCGGGCGGCACAGAGAGCACGTTGACTTTCATGCCCTCCTCCAGGATTCGCAGTCGGTGCGCGTTGCTTAGCCCCTCATGTGCGTTGCTCCATGAGGTCATCAAATTCTTGAACGCCTTGTCGCTCAGCGTCCCCGGATGTTCCAGCACGATCCCGGGCCGGGCCCCGTTGCCAAAGAACCGCGCGCCGTACTCCTGCATCGCCAGGCCAAGTCCAATCGGCTCGCTCATCAATTGCCGCACCACCGAGAAACCGATCACCCCATTCCCCGACATCCCCCGCAGGTGCAGCACCTTCCACGCCGGCAGTTCGATCGTCTTCCCCGTCGGCAGCGTGTAGAAATAGACCAGCGCGCCGTTGCGCCGCTCCACGCGCATTTGCGCCGACACCAGCGGCCATAGCGCCCGCGCTTGCCCCCCGTTCGACCATTCGATTTCGGCGTATCCATTGCCGTACAGCAGCACATGCTGCATCAGCCACCGTCGCAACTCGAACGCCGTCATCTCCGGATTCGCCTGCTCCATCAGCAGCGGATACAACGGGTGATCCGGCGCCCGCTCTTTTCCCCGTGGCTGCAGCCGGCGATAAACGGGTAGTGGCAGCATCGCCGTCGACTGGCTCAGGATGCGCACGCACGCCAGCACCGCCGTATTGCGCAGGCTGCTCTCCTCTGACACATACACGCCTGCCGCCGAACGCGCGCCATCGAGCAGACCCACCAGGGCCGCATTCAGATCGCTGCGTTTTTCCATGGGCTGACCACCCAGCCAACGCTCGACGAGTCCCATCCGTGGTTCAGCGCCCACGCCAGCTCCATCTCCCTCATACACGCCTCTCCACATGGAGAAGCGCACCCCGGCGCCGACTGCCAGACGCAAAAAGACGCCGAGAGATGATTCTCGGCGTCTCGCGCTCTCTTATATGGGCCGGTTAGGACATCTCCCCCCGGAATCGGTCATTACGACCGTAGTCCCAACCGGCTACCTTCCATACTCTAGCACACACGTTCGCCGCGGTCAAGCGCCTTTTTTCTGTGTGCGCGGCATCCCCCATCAGTCCCAGTTATCAAAGCCTTTGACAGGTAGCGCGTCCAGTGCGATACTGTAGTGGCACAATCCCTCACCCGCGACAAATCAAAACAAAGTAGAATGGACGCCCCATGTACCGACTGCGACTCCCCGGCGTAGTGGTCATCGCGATCGTCTTGGCCTTCGCCCCGTTCGCCCAGCCTGTTTTCGCCCAGCCTCCCGTTCCCATCGACATCGTCACGTGGAACACCGGTCTCGACGATGCAGACCTCTCCACCATAACCGACCGTATCCGCACCTTCGACGGGATCGAAATCTGGATGCTGCAGGAGGTGTGGCGCGCCAATGCCGCATCAGCAATCGAGGCGGCTGTTGAAGACGGCGAAAACGCCAACTACACGGCCATCCTCGGCGATTCCGGCCGTGACCTGCGCCTCCTCACCATTTTCAACGCCGATCGTTTTCAACTTCTCGACGGCTATGAGATAGCCCACATCAACACCACCGGCAACGCCCGCGCCCCCCTCGTGCTCCAGTTGCGCGACAAACTGAGTGGCGAAACGTTCCTGCTCATGAACAATCATCTCTACCGCTCCCGCGACGACGAGCGCTGGAGACAGGCGACGCTTCTCAATGAGTGGGCGCGCTCGCAAACCATCCCCGTCATCGCCGCCGGCGACTATAACTTTGATTGGGATTACGACAACGGCGAGGCCGACCACGACCCCGGATACGACAACATGACCGCCGGCGACGTCTGGCGCTGGGTCCGGCCCGATCGGCTGGTCCCCACGCAGTGCACCGACAATCTGCCCTGCACCTACGACGAGATACTCGACTTCGTATTTGTCTCCGGCGCCGCCCAGCAGTGGCAGGCAATCTCCGATGTCGTCGTCGAGCCAGGCGACTTTCCAGACGACCAGCTCAAGAGCGACCACCGCCCAGTGCGCGTGCGGTTCGTACCCCTGGCCGCACGCACCAGCACGGTGACTCTGCCGACGCCCGCGCCTCAGTCGCCTGCTGGACCGTCCGCTGCCCGCTCAGCCAACCTGCGCGCCGGCCCGGGCACAACCTTCCCAATCGTCGGCGGCGTGGATGCCGGCGCTCCACTGAAAATCACCGGGCAGACAACCGTCGGCAACGATGCATGGTACCAACTCGCGTCAGGCGCATGGATTGCTGGTTTTCTGGTAGCCGGAGTTCCCAACGTACCCGCGGTTGCCGCGCCGACCACGGAAGCCCCCCGTGTCGAAACAGTCCAGATTCCCACGCCCGTGCCTCCACTCCCTACCGCAGCACCGCCTCCCCCACCGCCCACTGCCGTCCCCGACGCCCCTGCACGCAGTGGCGGCAACTGTGATCCCCACTATCCTGACGTCTGTATCCCCCCTCCGCCGCCCGACCTCGACTGTGGCCAGATTAGCCCGCGCATGTTCCGCGTCGTCGGCGGCGACCCCCACCGCTTCGACGGCGACCATGACGGCTGGGGTTGCGAAGGATAGCCCACGCTATTCGCCGCCAACCACCTGCGGCGGTAGCCAGTGGTAGACAAAGCCGCGCTCTGACTCCCGCGCCGGATCGCGCGGCCCCGTCCAGTAGCCGTGCCAATGGCCGCGCCGCACGTGGGCGCGCACATGACGCGGATCTCCCTCGCGTGCTACATACTCCCGCCGCGCTGCGCGCAACTGCTCTCCGATTTGCGCGCCGACGATCCACACCGTGGGTTTGTCCGGCGGGAATATCCGCCAGCCGGTCTTGACGCGCCGCGCCTGCGGGTTGTGCGGACTGCTGCCCGGTTCGCGTGCGTCGTCGATCTCGGGCTCCTGCGAGCAGAGATAGAGCAGCAGCGAGAGGAGTGGCGGCAGGTCGGCCGCCATCGCCTGCGCTACGCCCTCGGATGGCGGTGCATCCAGCCCCATCGACGCGGCGACACGCTGCGCCTCGGCGATCATGCGGCGCAGTGACTCGACCACGGTATAGTGGCCGAGATGCAACGGTACGGCCTGCAGCCCGTCGGCGGCGTCGAGCAGCAGGCGCAACTCGTGACGGCCATCGTTGGCGTCCCACTCCAACGACGCCCAGAAGCCGTGCAGCGCCGCCCCCTGCCAGGTGAGTCTCCCCGCTGTCAACTCGACATAGATGCTCCACTGCGGCAGCCTCAGCAGCACCTCCGCGGGCAGGATCCCGGTCAGTTCGGTGGCGAGCAGCGCGTCGAGGAGATCCGCGTCAAATTGGTAGATACCCTGCGTGTAGCGCCACGGCGCAAGCGCGCCCAGAATGGCAATGTCGCCTGCGTCGGCGAGGCCGCCGCGCCCACTGACGGTGACGGCCCACGCCGACATCGGGACAAAGCACCAATCCGGCCAGTCTGGCAGGTCGTTGCCCTTGCCGGCGCGGAAGTCGTCGACCAGGCGCGCCAGATCAGGGTACCTGTACATCGCCGTGGCCAGATGCCGCAGGGGACGCGGTGTCTCAGTCATTGGCCGTCACCTTGCGCGGCCTGCCCGGCGGGCCGGGCGGATGCGCTGCGATTTCCTCCTGCGTGAGTATCCACGTTCGCGCGCCGACGCGCATGGCCACGGCGTGCCGCGCGTGCAGTCGTCGGACGTGCGCGTTGGCGCGCTGGCGGTTGACGCCCCACGCCTCAGCGGCGTCCTCGACCGTACGCAGGCTGAGGAGCGCGGTGCTGCGCCCCTCAGTGTAGGCTTCCTGCGCCACCTGTTCGAGCGCCCAGCGCAGGCGCTCCGCAGTGAGACTGCCTGCTCCGTGGGGGAGCAGGCTTTCGAGCATGGCATCGATGTGGGTCATATCGCCAGCATCGACAGGCTGAGCCGCCCGCCCGCAGCTTCGTCGGTGGTGGACGCCCCAGCGGGCGGGAGCATCCACGCGAATTTGTCGTCGATGGTGGCGATAGCAGCGCCACCATCGCCGCTCACACAGTACTCGGTGGCTCCACCGAGTACTGTGTATGTCCGCAGTCTGGCTCCCGCCAGCCGCATATCTTCCGCGGTGTACTCGACACCGCGGGGGGCCTCGCCGTCAAACTCGACGGCGATGACTGCGCGAGCGTGCGCAGCCAGGTGCAGGGGGAGATTGCCGATGACAATCTTCCCCCGCACATCATCGGCGCGGGCGCTCGCCAGCACCGGGCTATTTGCCGTTTCCGGCATCTCCGCCCGGACGAAAGCGACCGCCGCCGGGTGGCGGCTAACAATCACATAGGCGCTGCCATCGAGCAGCGCCCGGAGGCTTTCCATCTCCGAGGCGATCTTCGCCTCGAAGATTGCCATGTGAGCTGCCGGCGCATAGTGCACAACGTCACCCAATTTCACCCTCCGCGGTTCGCCGCGGAAGGTGAACTCGGCGATGACCTTGCCCGCCACGTTGACCACATCGATTTCTTCCATCATGTTGTCGTTCATGTCGTTTCCCCTTGTTCTTGGTGCCGGTTGCCCGGCTTGTTTGTTGCGTCGCTCTGCGTCTTCCGCCGGGGTTGCGACCGGCTACCCGCATTACCGTGGGGGCCGGTTGCCCGGCCCCCTGAAACTACATGATAGAGCCGCCAACAATCGCCGCGGCCAGCTCGTCGCTGTACGGGGCGCGCCAGGCGATCTCGCCCGGCAGGTTGTTGGCGCTCCAGTCAGCGCCGTCCGCGCCGTTGCCCTGGACGTACCAAATCCAGTCTGCGCCGACGACGATGCGGTGGCCGCCGCCGTAGATGTTGCGGGTGTTCGCGACTTCCTCACCCGCAACTTCGGGGTGTTCGGGGCGGTCGTTGGCATCCGTGATGCGCTGGATGGCATCCGTGATGCGCTGACGCTGCGCCGATGCGACCTGGCGCAGGGCAGCGGCGTCGGCTTCCCGCTCGACGAGGGCGGTGATCTCGGCCTCGGTCGCCTCGCGCCAGTAGGCGTAGGCAACCTGCGTATCCCAACAGTCCGGCGACGCCCAACCGTCGCCATCCTCGCCGCTGAGATACCACGCCCTGCCCGTGCCGGTGTAGACTACGACCGCGTTGCCGCGGCGCACCGGCGTGTTGAGGGCGGGCAGGTTTTCGACGGGGAAGAGGTCGCGATGGGCGGCGGCCTCGGCGTGCTTGCGGTCGCCCTCGGCCTTCTTGGCGGCCTTCTCGGCGGCCCAGCCCGCCTCCATCCCCTGGCGGGTCTGGCGGGCGTTGGCGATGGCCTTGTCGAGCCGCTCGACAAGTTCCGGCCAGCGGGCGATGTTGAGCTCGCCCCGGAGCTTCTTCACTCCGTTCTCGTAGAGGCGCCCCTCCCGGGCAGCCTCCTCGACGTAACCGAGCCAGGTCACGGCGACCTTGCGTTGCTCGGCGTCGCGGCGGGCGACGGCCTCGGGGCTGTTCGCGGCCTTGGCGCGCCGCGCAAACATCTCGTCGAGTTTCTTGAGGCTGTCGGCAGGGATGACCCATACCTTCTTCCCGCCGTCCCACGTGCCGCCGAGACGCTTAAGGGCGGCGGGCAGGTTCTCTTCGTATGGGCAGCGCAAAGCCCAGGCGCCGCTGCTGCGCTGGGTGAGACTTGCATTGCTGGGCAGATTCGGGATGGTTGGGGTATTCTCTGTTGTCATGGTGTTCGGGGCCTCTGTCCCCGTCTGCCTGGGGCCGGTCGGTGTTCCTGCACTGGCCGGCTCGCTTTTTCGTCTGACACCCACAGTATAGCATATACTATAGCGGCGTGTCTATAGTTTCAGGAAAACTCAACCTTAAAATTTTGCGCCTGCAAAGCAAAACGCCCCCGGTCAGAGCGACCAGGGGCGTTTCCTTCCTCTATTCGATTCCGCGACGCTCACACCTGCGTCATCCCCACCACACGTTCTGCTTCGTCCTCACTGGCGCAGCCGCAGCATCCACGCCCGGCGGCGGGTTCGTCACCCCGTCCGCCGCCGCAAACACCGCCACCACTTTTGCAATGATCAGCAGCAATCCCGCCACCGGCGTCACCCACACCGCGCCCGGGAACGAGTCCGCCAGCCACACCGACAGCAGTGGCAGCGCCACCAACAGCGCACTCCATATCACGCCCGGCAGTCGAAATCCATTCATCTTGTTCTCCTCTTCGCTTCCGCCACACCGATCACCATTACCAATACACCACACCATACCAGTACCGCAGGCCACCCCATCAGGAAATAGATACCTAGCCCAATCATCGCCGCACCAGCCCCCACCATCGCATCACTCACGGCCATCACACCTCATCTTCCACCCGCCAGTTCTTCAAGTACAGGTTTCCAGTGCCCCTCTACGACCACGTCCCATGCGAACTGCTTATGTACTGCGCTGCTCACCGCATTGCGGCGCTCAGTGGTGCTCGCCCCCTTCATCCGCCCTGCATTGCCCAGGGCATCCCGAATGGCGCGCCAGTCCGGCCACGCCCACCATGACTTCAGCGACGTCCAGTAGATGTCAGCTGGCGCCACGGCGGTTCCCCAGCGCAGCAACTCCGGCATCGATGCAAAATCGGTTACGATGACTGGCGTTCCACACGCCTGCGCCTCGATAATGGGAATCCCGAACCCCTCCGTCATCGACGCCGCCAACAGCACATCCGCCGCATTGTAGAGCGCTGCCATGTACTCTGCCGGATACCCCAGATAGTAGGAGTAACGGTCGGGAAAGATCACCCGATCTGTGATGCCCAGCGCCTCGACCAGCTCGCCAAGGTCAACCCCAGCCGCTTCCGTCGTGGGATCGGTATGGATGTAGAGCACCGCGCCTGGTTCGTCCTGCGCAAAGGCGGCCCATGCGCGCAATTGCACCTGAAATGCCTTTCGATCAAACCCTTTGTTCGCAGCCACCATCACCGTCACATGCCCGGCGTCGCGCAGTACCTCTCTCCGAAACGTCGCAATCGCAGGGTCTGGCAGCACCTTGTAGATATCCGGCTCCACTCCATGCGGCACATAGGCGCACTGCACGCCCGCATCCCGCAGCATTCGATGGCCGAACTTCGAGTAGACCACGGGCAGCGCAGCGCCTTCCAGACTTTCCAGCACCTTGGGCGACACCGGTTCCGTATCCACGGGAAACCACGGCGCCCATTTCGCCGGCGCAACCTTCTCGGCAACGCCTTCCTGCGTCCAAACATCGATCAGAGTGATCACCACGTCCGCCCCGAAATTCTTGGCGTGGTGCCCGATGACGTCGATGCCGTAGGGATGACCATGTCCTGGGTAGACCAGATGCGGCCCCCATTGCGTGATTCCGCCATTCACGCCAAACCACGCGAACATCGCCACATTCGCTGCCCCTCCGACGCATCCAAGTGCACTCAATCGGGGCAACAGACTGGAAACCTGTACTCCATAGCCTGTCCTGCACCATGGCGCATTACTGCTCAACAAGATTCGCATCGTTCTCCATTCTCGCTTCCTCGTTTTCCACTCCCTCCGGATGTAGCACTCGCTCGAAGATCACGGGCGCGCCCTCGGCCAGCGTCCGCCCCCAATCCACCTCATACATGTGATGGCCACGTTTCACATGCAGCGCCGTCCCCCCCACAATCACTCCCAGCAAGCACCCTCGCACCCGCAACTCAATCCGATCCTGCATCTCATCCTCCTAGATCACGAGCACGCCGCGCTGGTCGTACACACTCGGCCCCTTACCCTCTCGACGCATCGCCCTGTCCAGAGCATTGAGCAGCGCCACGACACCATCGATCTTGTTTCGACTCCGCTTCTTGTCCGGCTTCAGGTTCTCCGCCGCATCGCGCACCACCGTTACGTTGTCGACCATCCAGCGCAGCACCGGATGCCCCCCATGCCCGATCTCCTGCGCCAGCACCAGCCGCTCCAGTTCCTTTGTCGCCGCCGACAAGCCCGCAAACGTCTGCCGCACCGCCCACGTCTCCAGGCCCGCCGCAGTCAGGTTCTGCGCCATCTGCTGCGCATTCCACGTGTCGACACCCACCTGTCGCACCACATGAGTCTCAGCAAACCCGAGCAGATCTCGCTCGATGCTCGCATAGTCGATGACGTTGCCCTCGGTGGCCACGAGGTGACCTTGGTCCCGCCACAGCGTATACGGAGCCCGATTCTGTTGGCCACGCTCCCGCAGGTTGTCTCCGGGCACGTACATATGCGGCTCCACCCACCACGGCTCGCCCTCCGAGACAGGCGGAAAGACGGCCACCCACGCCGCCACATCCGTCGTGCTCGCCAGGTCCAGCCCGACATAGCACTCTCGCCCTGTAAGATCGGGAAGCGGCGTCGAGCACTCCATCCATATGCGCATATCCAGCCAGCGGCTCTCCTGGCTCACCCACTGGTTCAGATAGAGCTGACGGAAGGTGTTCTGGTAGGCGGGTGACGCCAGCGCCCGCTTGCATTCAGCGGCCAGAAACTCTTCGCTCACCGTCACGCCCAGACTCGGATTGGCCTTGCGCCACACGGATGGGGCAGTCCAGTCGTCCTCCCGATCCGCCTCGGTGATATGCACGAAGTACTCATCGTCGACAATCGTCCCGTCGCGCACCCGGCATGCGTACTCATACTGCTCGAAACAAATCGACTCCATGTCGTAGCCGGCCGTCGTGATCATCACGAAGACCGGCTGCCTCCTGGCGCCCATGCCCGTGCGCAGTACATCGTAGAGGTCTCGCGAGGGCTGGGCGTGCAGCTCGTCGAAGACCACGCCATGCGGATTCAGACCATGCTTCGTGAACGCATCCGCGCTGAGCACCCGATAGAACGAATGATTGAGCGCACGAATCTCCTGCCGGAACGGCTTCGCACCAGCCTTCAGAAGCAGCGGGCTTTCTCCTACGAATGCCTTTGCCTGGTCAAACACAATAGCCGCCTGTGTCCTGTCAGCCGCGGCCGAATACACTTCCGCGCCGCCTTCACCGTCCGCCATCAGCAGATAGAGTGCCAAACCCGAGGCCAGCGTCGATTTCCCGTTCTTCCGTGGCCACGACAGATACGCGTATCTGTATCTTCGCCGCCCATCGCTGGCGCGCCGCCATCCAAATAGCGGTCGTACCACATCCTCCCGTTGCCATGGTTGCAACTCAAAAGGACGCCCGGCCCACTGTCCCTTTGTATGTCGCAGGACACGCTCGAAGAACCGCACAGCGGCTTCGGCAGCGCGCTCATCGAAGTAGTACTCCTCGCTCACGGTTCACAGCGGATCGCACACCAACCAGAAGTGACGGTTCCACAGCTCACCGCCCTCGTCGTAATCCGGGTGACGCACGACTGACAACTGATACCCCCAGCCCTCCATCATGTCGCAAACCTGACTCTCCTGGTGATGCACTTCGATGATCATGTGCGGCCGGTCATGCTCGATCATCGCCCGTGCACCCCGCAGTGCCTCGACCTCAGCCCCTTCCACGTCGACCTTTACAAAGTCCACTCTCCCCTCGATCGGCATTCTGTCGAGCGGCTGGCAGAACAGACTACGTCGACCTATCGCCGTCCCGGTACCGATCCCTCCATCCAGGAAGACCGCAGACAGGTGCACGTCCCTTTCGTATTTCGCGAAATCCATGTACCTGGCATAACTCCACGCGCCGACGAGTAGAACATGCACATTTGCAGGGAGCGTCTCCATGAGTACCGGTAACAAATCCGGATTCGGCTCAATCGCATAGCCGCGTCGGAATCGCGGAGCCAGCGCGGCGCTCCACTCCCCCCGGTTCGCGCCAACATCAATGAACGTCTCTCCTCCATCCGGCAGGTACGATTCCAGCCACCACTCACTGATTTTCACGATGCCCAACCACCTCCCCAAAGAGCACGTCGGCCAGGCTCGGCCCCTCACCACCTTCGTCGAGCCCCAGGCGCGCGCGGGCGGCCGGCGTCAGCCCGAACTGTTTCGCGATCGTGTCCGCCGTGGACACCGCGTTCCTCCAGATCGTGAATGCCGGATGTTTTCGCTTCTCTGTGCCATCGCCATGTGCCTGGTCCGTCATCAGGATCCCATCCTCCGCCATGAGCATGACTGCCCTGTCTGCAAGCCATAGGGCATTAGCCAACTGCGCCAGCATCGGCACGTCCGCTTGGGTTAGCCCGTGATCAGATGCGCGCTGCGCCATGAACCGAAAGTACGGCTTTGCCCCTTCAGGCATCTCCTTCGGCGTGTGCAGTTTCACCGCGCCGGAGCGACGCTTCGCCGGTCGCTGCGGTCCACTCCCTATCCCACCCATCCCAACTCCACATAATTGGGGTATGCACAAAAACGCGTTTTGGGCCTGTCGTGCGCGTTTGTGGCGACCTTCATGCCCTTGAGCTCGTCCACCGTCGATACCGGCTTCTTGGTGTAGAGGTGAACACTGTCGACAACGATCGCGCCCAGGAAAACCTGCCCCTGCTTCGCCCAGTGCTCTTTCAGCGCCGGCATCTCGTTGTGCATGTCGAGCACGATCT